ACGTTTTGCTGCCTTGTGGTCAATGCAGGGTACAAAAAAGGAATGGCCGACCCGAAACTTCGCCCAGTTAATCCTGTACGTTACTGTCTCGATCTTCATTCGCGTTTAGCATTACATCCATTTGCAGGAATTCTGAGGCCGAAGCATCAAACTTCAATACCCGCACGGGCGGTGACACGACCTTCATCCCTTTGGACATGCGCTTGTTGACGGCTTCAAGGAAAATTTTCAGGTCGCCCAGTTGCTTGAGCAGGTTCTTATAGTTGGTCTGGTTCTTGACGCAGAAGTCTTTGAACTGTTTGGCCGCAACAAACAGATGTTTTGTGTCTGGCTCGTAGCGTATCAGCAACTCTCCACGGGGCTCCCACAAAGGTAGCGGCACCATACTGCTCCGGGCATCCACCTCGCCATTGACCACCAAAGCGTTGTTGATGTGGCTGTTGATGAACTCGCCAAGCGCAGTGACAGGGGAGGTCTGGGGTGGCTTCACATCGACGCGCATCTCACCCAACATGCCCTTCAACCACTCGTAGACCCTGGCAATGTCGTAGTTGTGCAGTTCAAGACCCTTGGCAATCAGGCCACCTGCAATGTTACAAGCGGCTACCGCCGACCAGAACCGCTCCCGTGCGGTGAACTGGACTTCTCGGTCGATACGGGCCTGGACCTTCTTGACCAGCGCCTTGGCTTCTTCCAGATTGTTGACCAGCCATGAAATGTAGATTTCCCCGGCGTGGCCGTAGTTGTCGTTCAATTGATGGTCGAACATCTCTTTGCCTCGGGCCACACCGATCACGTCGTTGGGCTCTATCTTGTACTCAAGCAACCGCACTGACTCACCGTCTGGGGTGTTTTTCAACAAACCCAATTTTTCGTAGAAGCTGGCGTTGGATGAGCACAGCGTCATGTTCTTCCATGACGTGTTGTTGATCCGCAGTGCGTTGGTCTGGGACATTTGCCTGTTCTTGCCCCGTCCGTGGCTGATGCCGTATGCCAAGTCCGAGAAGTCTTTCGGCGACATGTTGGTGATCTCGTCGATCGTGTTGGGTATGTTGTTCATCACCCCCAGTTGCTGCATCTTGGCGTTGAGCGTGTCCTTCTCGATTGCCATCAACTCTTTGGGCTGGCCATAGACGCTGTTGCACATACGCAGGATGGTGGACTTCCCTGACCCGGCGTGTTCGTAGATCACATTGATGATTGCGCCATCCAATCCAGTGAACCCCATCAAGGGTGCGCCAAATGCTGTCAATGCGCCAAACGCATGAGGCTCCATGCCGGGGAGGCCGTACAGATTAAAGACCTCTTTCCACTTGTCAAGATCGCCCTTGGGGTGAATCTTGCTGGCGAAAAACTCGGTTGTCGATGACGGCGGGCTGTAGAACGTGCCGTCCTTTGTGATCTCCCGGTCTCCCATGATGAATTTGCTGTCTCCCTCTACCCATCCAAATTGTGTTCTCATGATGTCTGCTTTCTTTGCGTACTGCAAATTTTTTACTGATGTGATGACAAACGTCGCCAAGTTTTCGTATTGTTTGTGATGTGCCATCACGCCTTGTTGAGCAAGCTGTTTGCGCAACTCATCCTTCGATGAAATAGCGGCGGTGGTGACTGAAAATTCTTTGACTCCATCGTGGGGCAGGTGCAGTCTAAACAACGCAACCTCACCCAACTCCTTGTCCCGCATACGTTTGACCACATACAGGTCATGCTCGTACACCAGCTTCGGCTCCGCCTCTTCATCCTCTTGAACTGGGCGCACATAGATGCCGCCGTTCTTGCCCCGAAAGAATGGAAATGGATACTCTGGAATCGTGTATTTCTGTTCCCCACCGTCCTCTTCTTCGACGGTTACTTCGTTGTCGGCCTCGTCGGCTTCTTCTATTTCTATGCCCAAAACAATGGGCGACTTGATCTTGCCTTTGTGGATGCACCCATCACATCCGGTTGGATTACGCTCTTCAAATGTTGTGCAATGATGCGGCCCACCACGCTTTCTGATGTTCATCAGTTTCAGGTCAACCTCTGTCGGGTCATAGTCTGGATACTGATCTGACATTTTGTGCGCAGCCCTGTCGCCATCTACACAGAACGCAGTAATCGAAAGCGCCGACTGCCACAACGGCTCGTCAAGTTCGGCTTGATTTGCAAAACAGTAATTGAGTTGCGGGCAACCGTTCTCTGCTTTGAGCATGATGGCTTTGAACCGCTTGACCTTGTTGGCCATCAGTGCTTCCATCATCGGACTGATCGCGCTTGGGATGAAGTCGGGCTTGTCTTCTTCGGGTTCAGGTTCGGGTGCTCCCAGCAACTCCCGTACTTGCGCCACTGTCATCCTCGGCGAGACTTCGTTCCACATGCTGATTGGCTTGGTCTCCAAACCTTTCTTGTAGTTCAGTGTTCCGGGCGGGCGCAGGATACGCGATGCCTCAAACACCTTCTCATCAACAATCAGCCCGTGCTCTTTACACAGTTGTTTTAGCCGCTTGGCCAGAGGTTCCCACTCGGTGCGGGTCAATGTCTCTTCAAGCAACCAGTAGGCGTGAATGCCGTTTCCAGAATTCACCAGTATCGGTCTAGGTAAGCCGACTGTCTTGCAAAACTTCTTGAACTTGTCCAGCCCTGTCTGCTGGTCGATGTAGCCTTCAATCTTTCCTTTGGAATTGGGCACACCTTTGGTCGGGCCGCAGTCAATGTCCAGCCATAAGGCGCGGACAAAAGCTACGTTCTCATGCGTTCTGTTGTTCAGTGGGCCAAACTTGGCACACCCAAAATACGCATTGACCTGCTGCTGTTTAAATTCCTCGATAAGTTCTTCGGCTTGTTCCCTCGTATCTGCAAAGCGTTGGTCTACATAGTCCCCAATCCCAACCACGCAGTACCGCCCATCCGTAGGCAGCACGGTGTCGAGTAGATCGAAGTCGGACATGTTATTTGCGCTTCTTGTGTCGTGCTATGAATCGTTCGATCTGTTCGTTGTGGGCGCGGATTGGGACGGTGACGCCCCAAAACCAGTTGTAAATCGTGGAGCGACTTACCCCCAGTGTTTCCGCAATGATGCCCACGGGAATCCCGTTCTCGATACACAGACGGCCCAAGGCTACGCCCAGAGACTCGGCATCGGCTTTTTTGTTGGCCTCCACCAAGTTCTGGCTGTAACCATAGCTCATGCTTATTCCTCGTCAGTCCATGCCGCAACCACAGAATCCAAATTTTTCTTGGTAGTGGGTGCAGGGGTTTCAGCTTTCTTTGACTCGCGCTTCTTGGGCTCGTCAACCTCGGGTTCGGCGGCGGCTTGTGGAGCGGGGGTAGGAGCAGGGGCAGGGGCGGCTAACTTAGGCGCACGACCAGACATGTCTGCCTGATACGGGGTCATCGTCACCATCTTCTGCACCTCGGGCTTGGCGGCAACCTTGCTGGTCACTTCGTACTGCGCTTTGTCAATGAAACGCACGGGGGTGAACAACACAGATTGGTTGTCGTTGTCTTCGTTGAAGCTCATCTGGGTAACCACGTAGTCCAAGCTCTTGCCGTTGTTGGCCAGATATTTGGTGTAGTTCTCAAACGTGTGGGTGTTGTCACCGACACCTTCGCCAAACAAAGACTTGGAAGCCAAGTTCATTTGGTACACCTCACCTTCGAGCGAAGTGCCAAAGTCCTCAACCAACGCCACAGCAATGCGGCGGGTGTAGCGGCAAGCCTTGGAGTTACCCATGCCTGAACCTTTGATGTTCTGTTGGCATGAATCACAACGATCAGACTGCTTGTTGACAGACCCCGCATCAGGCGCATTGCCGTCATTGGAGAAGCAATCAGGTGCAGTCGGCTCGGCATCGGGGGTCCACTGCTTCACGTAGAAGATGCGGCCCACTTTGGGGGAGGCGCTGACAACGATAACGTCCATCGTGCCTTTCACTTTGCCCATCTCCTCGCCACCGACAACCTTGCGGAAGATGCCGTTCTTGGGGACGATGCGCTTAGTGCCAGTACGGCCAGCGAGTTGTTTGGTGAGGTCACTGACTCCAGCAGTTTGCAGGAAGTCGGGGAGGTCTTGGTTCAATAAAGCGATGTTGCTCATTTCAATTTTCCTTTGCGCGTCTAACAACCACGGTGTATGTGTTTTCGACATTCATCCCTTTCGGGTAAAGGTCTGGATTCTCTCCAAGAAACTCCTTCATGTGTGTTTGATGAATTCGTTTCTCTAGCAGGCCGAATGCACTGGTCTCCTCTATGAAGGTGTACATTGAATCCCAATCATTCGTCCAGTACCGTGACTTAACCGATCGAATAATTGTGCCGTGCGGGGTGCGCATACTCTCAACGCCCATGGACTTGCATGTATCAAGCATTTCTGTTTCGATCAAGCCCATTTGCTCTTCAAGTTCTGCGTGTTCTTTTTTGTATTTCGCCGTGAGGTCATCACGGGCATCTCGTATCCTCAAGTAAACCTTTGTCAAGTTATTGAGGTCTGGTGTAGAGGTGACTACCTCCTGAACTGCTTCGTCCATGTGTTCGCTCCTGTTGTTGTGGGGATTAGTTTAGCACAAGATTGTACATTGTCAAGTCTCTTGTGAAGAAATTTCTTGACGGTACAAATCAATCACTTGCTGGTGGTTGGCGATGTTGCCCCGCAGTAGCGAGTACATCCGGGTTTCCACCTGACTGCCAGTGATATGCACGATGGTCATTGGGTTGACCTGACCGGGACGGTCAATACGGGCATTGGCTTGCAGGTACGTCTCTACGCTGGTGCAGGGAGCGTACCAAATAATTGTGTCGGCGGCGGTTAGGGTAAGCCCGTGGGATGCGGCCATTGGTTGAATGACAAGCACCTTTGGGTCAGGCTGGCTCTGGAACCGCTGGACAATATCCGAGCGCCGATTAACCGACACTGCGCCGTTGATAACGTCACACGTTATGCCGTTCTTGGTTAGATGCTTGGCCAACACTTCGATGGAGTGAGTGAACGGCACAAAGATCAGCACCTTGTTGCTCGACTCATCAACGACTTCTTGCACCACATTCAGTCGGTTGGATACATCGAAGTCCACCACCTCGCCGTTGTCGGTGTAGATGGAGCCGCAAGCGATCTGAAGCAGCTTGTTGATCTTCACAGCCGCATTGACCGCAGAGACTTCTTCCCCCGCCGCTTCGATCAGCATCTCGTCCTTGAGGCGCTTGTAAAAACTCTTTTGCTGTGCCGTCATCGGGGCTTCGCGCTCGGTAAAAGTCACCGGGGGCAGGTCTAGGCACTGCTTCTTTTCAAAGCGTATGGCTGGCTGTAGGATAGTATGGACAGTCTGGGACGCATCCGGCTTCGGGAGCCACCGATACATGCTGACCTTGTTCATGACCTTATCGCGGAACTGCCCAAAAAACATTGGCACACCGCTGGGGTTGACCAGCTTTGCTAGTCCGTAAGCATCCACAGGAGACTGCGCAGCAGGCGTACCCGTGAGCATCCACAGTCCTTTAATGACTCGTGTCAAATCGCGCAGGTCTTTCCACCGCACAGTCTGGGCGTTCTTGTAGGCTGATGCCTCGTCCACCACGATGAGATCAAACCCGCCGTCCATGATCTGCTTTTTGATGATGCCAACACCATCAAAGTTAACGACAACGAACTCGGCCCCAGCCTCAACAATCTCTTTGCGCTTCTTGGCTGAGCCATGCGCAACGGCCACTGTACGGTGGATGGCAAATTTGAACAAGTCGGCTTGCCACGCTGACTTCATGATGGACAGTGGACAAATCACTAACACTCGTTTGACCAAACCCAACTTCATCAAATAATCTACAGCCCAGATCACGGATGCTGTCTTGCCCGTGCCCTGCTCGTTAAAACAAAACGCTTTACGCTGATTCGCTAAAAACTCTGCTGTGACCTTCTGATGCGCGAACGGTGTGAACCCCGGAGGCCGGGGCCACTCATACTCTGATAGATTCATTTTTTCTTACGTTCCTTCGTACTGACTTCTGATACAACTTTGTGATTTGATCCGCGCTTGAATGATCTATTCGTGCTCGGGGCTTCCAAGCGTACACCATTTTTATTGGAGCCGCCTTTGGACAAGGCGACGCGGTGCGCAACGTCTTTGCCTTCTCTGATATCTGCACGTCTGTCGCCGTTGGCGTCAGTGTTTTTGTTGTCGATGTTTTCTCTGGCGCGTTGGCGCTCTAGCCTTGACTTGCCCTCACCTCGGGCAAGCTGTTGCTCGTATTCTTTTTTATAGGGTCGGGGTTTGTTCACGTATGGCATTTGGGTTTCCTATGCTGTGGGTGTTGAAGTCTTCACGGGTCAAGCCAAATTCTGCGGGGGTTGCTTCCCATAAAGGGTTGCGCCCCTCCTCTTCCATGACCCTCATCATCTTACCAACCGCGATGCTAATCTCCATCAGCATGTTGGCTTTTTGGTCGGCAAACTGCCTTTCCATTGACTCCCGCACAACTTTGTGTACGACTTGGCCCAGTATTTCGGTCACTCGGCGTTTTAGTTCGCCCTCAAGAATCAAGGCGGTGTCAGTTTCTTCGTTTGTCATGTCTAACTCCTGTTGTACTCACATTGCTTCACTGAACAGAATTTGCACAGTGGCCCTTGAATGGGGTTCCACACCCCGTTTTTCAGTGCCGCCTCTATACGGGCAACATCTTGCGCTGGCTTCTCCACGTACTTGGGCATCATCTCCCGGTAGTGGGTGGCCTTCACAAACTCTTTACTCACCACGAAGATCAAAGCTGACTTCACCTTGTTGATCTGCGGAAACTTGGCAAAAAGGCCAGCCGCCACAAGATCGAGTTGCTTGACGTCCGCATACCGCGCACTCTTGCTGGTCTTGTAATCCACTGAGTGCGCCAACTGTTTCTCCTCGTTGATGACTACCAAATCGGCTATGCCATGCCACCATACATTCGGTGCGCTGAAATCGCATGACTCCAAGTTCTTCGTTAAGCCCAACTTGACTTCGCATAGCTTCTTTCCTTGGATTACATCCAATGTCTCTAATACTGGCAACATGTACTTAAATGTGGGTGGGACAGGCTTGCCGTCTCGGATGTATTCCTCTGCCACAGTATGGGCAGTCTTGCCGTACAACGTCGCCTGTGTGTCGGGTTCAACAATATCCTTGGCTATCTTGGTGTGATAGTACTTTTTGGGGCACTGCTGAAATGTTTTCAGACTGCTGAACGACCAGACGATGCTCATTTTTATCCCTTTTCTTTAATTGCATCCGCTAGATACGTAATTGCATTAGCAATACTATCAAGTGAATACGCCACTCCGTCTATAGAGTGTCTTATTTCTTCCATGCCCTCATATGATTTTAAGCCGTGGGCTTCTATTGCTCCCATTGGTGTGCTTGCATTGCCGTTACCCAGCATGGAAGCGGCTCTTAAAATTGCGGCGGCGATTGCTTCTTCGTCTATCATGCTTGCACCTTGGTTTCTGGCTTAGCTTTGGTTTTCATAAAATCAATATCGGGTTGCTCTTTGCGTAGGTCAGCGTACTCAAGTTGCACTCGCTGTGCGTGAATGATTTTCCCTGCGGTATTGTTCATCTCGGCGGCGACCTTTACTTCAATCGTGCCGTTTTTCAGCCCTTCGTAGAGTGCGGACAGTTCTGTTGATAGTTCACTAATATGTTTCATGTTATTTCCTTTATTTGTTTGTTTCTTGCGCGATCTTTCGCACGGATTGTTTCTACATTTGCGTAGTAATAAGCTATCTTGGCAGCTTTTAGTTCTTCGGGGGTGTGTTTCACCCTGCGCCCAAACTCATCAAACTTTCTTGGTGTGTAAGTTAATCCTTTTCCATGTTTGTCCTTTCTTTTTTTCTCTCTGTTACATATCAAGCATTCATACGAATGCCCATCTTTGGTACCCCTGTTTCTACTAAACCCAATTATCGACTTGTATTCTCTGCATGTACTGCATTTCTTCTCAGTGCGGTGCTTGTCTAGCTCTTGTACCACCCGCTTGATCTTTAACCGAATACGTTCAACTTCAATGATTTCAAGCGGCAGTGCGTCAGTTGGCATTTTAAGTAGTTGTGCTACGTAGCTATCCCTTAACTCAACTCGTTTTTGCCTAGCTTTTGTTTTTTCTATAGGGGCGCGTTTATCCCTAGCCTTCTGTTGCAGTTCACGTACGCGCTCAGGGTGGGCGGCTCTGTATCGCTCACCCCTTGCTTTTTCTAACGCACGACCATGTTCCGTTTTTGCATCGGCGGCTTTCTTTGCGGCTATACGTTCCTTATTAGCCTCTCGATACACTTTACTTCTAGCGGCTTTGAGTGCTTTCTTTTCCTCGTCCGTCATTGGTTTTCTTTCATCTCTTTGATTGCGTTCAACATCAGTTTGACCTCGGCCATCGCTTTGAGCGTGTGCTCAATGGCTTCGTCATATCCACGGTCAAGCATCGCATCATGGGCGTCCTTTAGGGCGCGTTCTGCCATCATGCAGGGGTAGGCGTAATCAACCATCAGTTCTCCTTTAACAATCACCATAACTTTGTCCATATCCAGCCTCACAGTTCAAAGGTAACTCGGGTGCCCACGCAGGGCGCAGGCGCATACACAACTCAACAAACTCCTTGGCGGTTTCAGCCTCGGCCTCGGGCACGATGCAAGCGATAGCATCATGCACTGTCATCACTACTCGGTACTTCTTTGCGATCATCAGCATCTGCTCACCGATCACAATCCGGGCCAACGCTTGGCACACGTTCTCGACAACCTTGCCGCCGTAGATTCGGTTGGGGATGATTGCTCTGCCCTTCTTGGTGTCGTAGACGATCTCGGCTTTGCCTTCCTCATTCTCATATAGGCGCAAGTTCGGATACCGCAGGCGCAAACCATTGGGAAGAATAATACCGTTGTCGCCCTCAACCATCAACAGATCGTTCCGCCCTAAAGTGGTGTGCTGTTTCTGTAATATGGCTTTGAGGGCTTGACCCGCAGACTTCCACAGTTCGGGAATCATGGGGTACGTCAGTCGGTATGTGTCGATAATCCTCTTCGCTTCCGCGAGTTCGATATCCACGCCAAAGTTTTTAAGTTGCGTTTGAAACTTAGCCGCGCCCATGCCGTACCCCGCCCCAAGAATGGTTGTCTTACCCACGAACCGCTCGTCCTTGGAAATTTGCGCAGTCGCCTTGCCATATATAGCCGATGCCATGATTTTGTATACGTCCTCGCCACGATCAAATGCCTCCACTAAGTCGTCTTGCCCAGCCAGCCATGCCAGCGTCCGTGCTTCAATTTGAGATGAGTCTGAATCCAGCAACACGTATCCTCTGGGTGGGATGATTGCGTGTTTCAAGGGGGATTTGCGCGGCAGATTCTGCAAGTTCAGCTTGTCGTCCCCACCCCAGCGCCCAGTGTGTGCGGCGTAGTACCGCAGGGGTACAGGCAACGGCCCTCGGTCGGCAATCCCAATGAACCGCTCGGTGCGGGTCTCCTCGATCGTGGACTTTGTGCCTAGCCTCGCAGCCACAAGTGCTTGTATCTCGTGCCGGGGGTGCTCCAACAATGCCTTGAAGTCCTCGTCACTTTTTGCAAACGCATAGGTCTGCTTGCCTGTGGCGGGGCTCTTCTTCATGGGCGGCTCAACACCAAATGTTCTGAGCAAATCAGCAAACTGCGGGTTGCTCATCAACGTGTCTTTGTCGAAGTTGTCCAGCAAGTCTTCTTTGCGCTGGCGCTCTTTGAGCAGATGAGTTTCCAGTGTCAGCTTGTGCAACTGCAACACCGGGTCGGTGAACATCTGGACAGTCAAGTCGATCAGCCGCAACTCAACCTTGGGAAAGTTCTCACTCATGGCATTGAACAGCGCCCATGTCAGGGTCACGTCATTCGCGCAATAACCTCCATAGTCGGCCAACTCCTCGGGCGTGAAGTCCTTGCGGAAATAGTTGATGTACTTTGCAACCTGCTCACCCTTGACACCCAACCCATAGTGGGAGGCTAAGACCGCAAGACTCCCGCCAACCTCAGTCCCATGCAGGGCGCGTCCCATACTCAGCGTATCCAGAAAGCCTTTCGGCTTCATGCCAAAAATCCAATTAAGAATGGCTCCATCGAACGGCGCGTTGTGCGCTAAGACCAAATGATTGGGCAGATCAAAGGGGGTGAGGAACTGGTGCAACTCTCGGTGGTTCCCGCTGAACCAAATGGGTACGCCGTCGTTTATCTGTACTGCAACACCGATAACCTCGAACCTCGGGTCCCGAATGTATTCCTCGGTGGTCTGGGTCTTAAACCCAAGTGTCCCGCCGTAGGCAGTCTCAAAGTCGATCGTGAGGATGTTCATCTGAAGATGCCCACAAGCCCAACCCCAAGAGAGTTCATGAGGCCACCGCCTGTGGAACCTATGCCGCCCTGTTGTGCGGCGTGAAATGCTTGTGCGGTTTGGGCTCGTATTTGCGCGGCTTGCATTTGCGTTTGCAAAGTAACGTGAGATTGGTGCTCTTTGCGTTGCCGCTCGATGTAGTGCTCATCAAACACTCGCTCCATGATTTCTTTGTCAAACTTGGTTCGCTTCATTTCTTTGAACCCAGCAACCAAGGCTTGACGCTCCTCCTCAGTGAAGTAGCGCCACTCCTGCCACGAAATATCTTTGTCGTCATCGCATGAAATTACCTTCGTTAGCGACTTCGCAAATGAGTAGAACCGACCCTCAATGGATTTAAACGTATGGGTATCGAAATCAGTCCTCTCAAAGTCCTCGGGGTTGGACTTCATGCGCTCCAGCAAAATTTTTACCCCCGCACAAAACTCAGTCATTTTCGTTCTCCAGTAATTTCATCATTCCAGTTGCTGTTGTTTTGTCTAGCCCTTTGGCTAGTGTTGTTGATCTTCTTTCGCCCCATTTGGCTCGATACTCGTGTCGGTAGATGCTGTACTTGCCGTTCACAAACCTCATTGTGTAGTCAAACTCTTTTTCAAGCATCTGCAACGATTGTTGCGTGAGTTGTTGTATGGTCAGGGCCATTATTCACTCCAAGGCAAGTCACTTACAGGCAATTCACCTTTGAGCAATTTGATCTTCGCGTCCAGTTTCCCCAAGTTGTTTTCGTTGATGACCAAAGCTATGCCCTTTGCGGCTTCGATCTCGCGCATGTTTTTTTCTTGCAGTGCAGTGGCCTCGCCCTTGCCAGCCTTGGCTTCAATAGCCACAAACTTGCCGTTCACACAGCACAGGAAGTCGGGCACACCGCTGTTGCCGTAGCCAGTGCCGATGGGCATGGCGTAGTAGATGCTGTGGGCTTTGAGGATTGCCTTGATCTTTGCTTTGACCTTGGCCTCGGGGGTGGTTGCCATCTGATACTCCAGTTGTTTTCAAGCCCTCATAGTACCACAACCTTGTACTTTGTCAACACCCAGACGAAAAAAAAGCCGCCCGAAGGCGGCTAGGATTTACCCTTGGTCTAACAAATGTTAGATCGATGCTTTCTCAATGGCTCGGTCGATGTACCACTTGGCCTTCTGCAAGTCTTGCAGTCGGTTGCCTTTGTGGTCGGCGCGGGTGATGTACTTCACGGCATTGCCCAAGTGATACCCCAGTGCCTTTGCTTCAATAAAGTCGATGGTCTCAATCCCGCCCACCTTGTAGTGCTCAGGATGATTCACTGGGTCGGCCTTTGGTTCTTCTACGGCGATTTCAGGCATGGGTATCATTTTGGGGGGTTGCCATACCGCAATCCGTTTGAAGTTTCCAATCTTATTGGCAAGTTCCAGTTTGTTCTTGTCCATCTCTCGCTTCACCATGTACGCAATCTGATACGTGGTCTTGAATTTCTTCGCAACTTCGTTGACGGTAGCCTCTGGGTTGCCGTTGTAGTACTGACGCATCAGGGATGCGCGGGATACCTTCTTTGCTTTTTTAGCTGTTGCCATTGTTTGCTCCTTGCATTTGGCTGTTGATGTACTCGGTAAGAATTTCTCTCATCTTGGCTTGCTTTGTATACGGATATTTGGTGTTGAAATAATCCATCACCTCCTTTGGTAGACGCAAGCTCGTGCAAAAAAGTGGCGGCTTCTTACCCAACCCCCGCCCCTTCTTTGGCTTTATCAGTTTCAGTTCCTCAATTCCCGTTGGCATGTTCTAACCTCCTTTGCTTCTTAAAAAAATATTTGATTACTTGCAAGTTCACGCCGAACCGCTCGGCGATTTCTCGCATTGATACTCCCTGCTTGTGTAGGCTCAAGGCTCTTCGCTCGTCGATCAGTGTTGGCTTACGCCCACTTCCCGGTCTTGCGCCCCCCTTCATAGCTTCACCCCTTCATACCATCCGTCAACATACGCATCGTGGAAACCCCAAGCGAACAGCCATGTCCAACTCAACTTTTCATCGCGTGGGTAGTTGATCTTTGCCATCATCAGGCACAGTTCTTTACTCGGTGGTGGCATCATGTTTTTTCTCCATCTTGGTTTGCAACTCATCCATCTTCGCCTTTAGCTTGGGCGCGTATTGACCTATGCTGATAAGTGTTGACTTGATCGTGTTGGTGTTGTATCCATACTCAAGGTTCTGCCGCAGTTCAAGATGTGCGGACCCAAGCAACCCATAGATTTCGTCTCGTTCTGCTTTAAGTCTCGCAACGTCTCCTTCCAAACCTCTTATCACAATCTTGAACGCCGTGGCTTCGCAATGTTTTTCACATGTGTCAGTCATGCTTCCCTCGCTTTCAGCATTGCGTCTGCTAACGAATAGCAAAGCTCTGCTATTGCTTTATGCTCATCAGGTTCGGGGCTATAGTTAATCAAACCACTCAAAGCTTTTGCCGCAAAGTAATCCCGCAGGGTCATGCCCGTCATGTCAGTCCTGTGAGGGTTTGGGAATGCTTGTTCTATTTTGTCCATGATCTGTCTTTTCCTTGATCCTGATGTGTGTTGCCAATGACCTTGCTTGAGTGCCAGTTCTTCAAATGCTTCGTCTTCTGGGTCAGTCATTCCATTTCTCCTTTAAAAACCTATCCACTTTTTCTTGCTCAAATTTTGCATAGTGCTGGGCCGCCCCCCAAAACCCTTGCAGTGAGTCTTGGTTTACAAGCCACGCAAAACGGCGTATTGCAGGTGTCAACTCAACGCCAGCTTCGGCGGCAAGCCTGTCTAAATTTGTATCCAATCGTCTTGTCATGTCTTCTCCTGTGGTGTGGCGTGTACCACTGCTTCAAGGTATTTCATTTCAGTTGCATCCATGGGGCGTCCGTTCTCTTGTTTAAACTGATGCAACACTTTCCCCAGCCTAATCGTTTGGTCAAACAATTCACCTACGTCAGCACATCCAGATGTTTTAATCAGGGCTTCAATTTTTGGACTCATGTGTTCTTCTCCTTCATCCGTTGAATCCGCTCCAGCCTCTTGTGGTGCGCTGTTATGTACACGATGTACTCCATGTATGAATACGCTTTATCCCAGTAAGTTCCTTTTGCTTCTTTTGGTGCATCCACAACGCCGTTGTCGGCATCCTGTCTGGCCTTGGCTTCGATGGTTCGCATCCGAGCATCCCCTACAACTTCTTTGCAGGTGTCAATGTCAAAACTTTGCGGGGTCATGTCTTCTCCTTGATTGATTGCATTGCCGCTTTCAAATGTTTGTCTTGTTGTTTCTTTGCCTCTATCATGTCGGCAAGCAGTTGCTCTATTTCTGCGATTGAATACATACCCGCAGGCACATAAACTCGCATCGTGTCATATGTTTTGTGTGTGTATTCCGTCATTTGCTCTTCTCCTTCAAATAAAACTCCATTGCAATGCGGTATGGGTTAAACATGGACAACAGTAATTGTTGAGGGCCGTAGTAGTAATATTTCGGCTTGCTCTCATCCACTGATGTAACAACCGTCCCATCAACAACGTGGTGATACCTTGTTTCATCAACCCGAATGGCGTAGCCCTCTGCCTTTGCCACCGCCAGCTTCAACTCAAGGCTACCAATGGGAACCCAGTTCTTGATGGTGTCTTCTTTCCTGATTAGCTTATTCATCTGTCCCCCCTTTCGTTCTCGTCCATCCAAAACCACAGGCGCATCAGCCCAATTAACACAAGGCCACAAACAATGAATCCCAGGCCACCCAAAAGGATTGTTGTTGCAATTGTTTCCATCATTCCTCCCCGCACTCGCTGAGTGCTGTGTTAGTTAACTCCCTGACCATCTCCAATACCTCCGTGGGGTTGGCGTCATGCTTGAAGTGACTGCGTACCGCCATCTGAATGTCTATCAATGCGCTGATAGCCCTACTCCCATTGAGTGCGTGCCGTAGCTTGTCCTGATCTTCGGGGTATGTGAATTCAAGAATTGCTTTCATCTTTTTTCCTTTCGGGTGGTTTCCACCCAAACTTAATCCATGTTGCTTGCACATCTGTCGATGCTGATGGGGTGTACTTAAACGCTGGGTCTAAGATACTCTTCGGTCTGTATGCCATACCTATCGGGGGTACAGCTTTGAGTTTTAGTTGTTTCATTGCAGTTGCTCCTTGTCTAATAGTTGTTAGGTCTGCTCATCCAACACTAGGACAAACACTTCATCATTGACACGACACCCTACGTTGGATAGGAATGTCTCGGCCTCTACCAATTTCAACATACCCAACTTACTACGCATCTCGTGAGGGAGCGTATTATCATCGTAGAGTTGTACATTGTCACGCACTTTAACCAAGTATTTACCCGAATCTTTTATGACTAGGGCAACCTCTTCCTTCTCAAAGCGTTGGCGTATTGTCTCAATGGTGAGCATCTCGCCTTGCATTTCTTCGACCTTCTTCGCCGCTTTGAGAATGGGTGCGCTAACCGACGGGGGTTGTAACTCTATGTGTGCCATGAAATGTGCAAGCCCCGAACCTTTGAGGTAGTCTAGTGCCGCCCTTTGGATGGTGTTCTCCTCTTGGGCCTTGGTTCTCTCCCGCTTCCATATCTGCTCGGTAAATACATCTGTCGCCGCCTTCGCCGCCTTAGTGATGCGCTCGTCTGGCTTCAAACGAAAGAACATCTTCTTGGCTTTGAGTATGGCCTTCTCTGCATCTTCTGTGTGATACGTATCCCCGCGCAGTCGCCCCTTGGCGATGCGGTCGTTGCATATGCCGATCACATGAGTTCCACCCCGATACGTTCGCGTGATTTCGCCTAGCTTCTCGCCCTGCTCAAACACATCGAACCCCATAGCTATTCTTGTGCCGTTAAAGCTAGTGTTCACGTCCTTTACTCGAAACGTCCACAGCGGGTTCAGTGTTGCCAGTCGATACACCACTTGGTTGATGGTGCCGCTAACCTCGTCCACCTTGCCATGCTTGTGTGTGTCAATGTTGATTAGTTCCATTGTCTTCATCTAATACTCCTTACCATTCAAACTTATTGATAATTGCGTCCACCTTGGACTTCAATTCACTGCGCGTGTCGGCATCTTCCTTGATGCTCTCCATGTCCGCGTTCAACATGGCTACCTCTACTTGCCTACGGGCTTCCTCCAACTTCGGGTCGTTGGTGATGTTCAACTTGGTCAGAAGAGAACAGAGTTCCAAAGGATTGGTAAGCAACGTGTCGTGGTAACGCTTCTTGCCGTCATCCCCCTCAACATCAGTCAACTTCTCCGACATTGCCACCAACGTCTTATGCAGACGCTCCCACGGCTCGCGCATTGCCTCTGCCAACTTGCGGTCTTGCTGTGACATAAACTCGCTGCGCATCTCCTCCAGGTCATACGCAGGAATGTCTAAGCGAAAGTCACCAGCCTCGGGCACAGGCTTGACTGTGCGGCGAAAGCCAAACTTCAATCTAACATCTGTTAGTTCGGGGTAGTCCTCTGCCTTGTACAGCCCCTGCAACGCAGTCGGTGCCTCGGCAACCAAGCGCGGGTACTCAATGTAGAAGTTGTTGCACATCATGTTGAACGTCTGCTCGAACCCATTCATGGTCTGCTTGTAGTCCATGAACAACGCAGTCGGTAACATGCGCTCACCCTTGTCGGCCCAGGGCAATGTGTGCTTGTTGTGATACAGGCGCACTCGTGCGGCAAAGTCTGATATGTCTTTGCGTAGGCTCGTACCTGCAAACAAGTTCTTCTTGGTCTGCGATGCCCCACGCACCGCCCCCGCATCTGAGTTCACCTTGTCCGTGATCTCTCGGTCGATCTTGGACGCAGGCCACACACTGATGTTCAATTCCACTAACACTGCTGATGCACTGATACTCATTTCATTTCTCCTTGGTTAAAAATTACTTCTCTTTCGCTAACTCAAGCATCTGTGAGGCGGCTTTGAGGGTGAGCTCTCCAGCTATCACCTCTGTGCCAAATCTTGCCCCCGCCTTGACCCGCACAATGGCCCACACTCCGTCTCCGTTGTCGCGTAGCCGTAGTTCTTCCTTCGGAATCTGCGGCAGTCTTGTGTCAGTCCATCCGTACTTGTATCTGCTCATGTTCACTCCTTCACGGGCTTACCCGCCAGCTTCGACATCTGATACTGCGCGTTAGATATGACTTTCATGGTGAATTGTCTGTCTAACGGAAATACGTGATAGGTGTAATCGGTGTCGATACCACTCTTCTCCTTCTCTTCTTTGGTGCGGTACTTCTCCTCGAAAGCCTCGGCCTTTGCCAGAATCTCAGCAAGTCGTATTGCATCCTCGGTCGGCAACACCACACTGCGATACCCCAAATCAATAACTACCATGTTCGTTCTCCTAACAGTTGTTAGATACCAGATTTCAATCTCGAATATGAATCGTCTTGCCATTTGGCGCAACATCATCATTACCCCCCACAATCACCCACAACAGAGGTGCAGTCCACTCGTTACCCCAGTCGCTACCAACGTACCCATCGGTGAGCATGATGATGCACTCAGGCACGATGTGCTTGTCCTTGAGATATGTGGATACGCAACTAGGTGAAGTACCTCCACCGCCCGCTGGCCTGGTTGACTGCACGATGCTAGATACAGTAGCGCCTGTATAGGTCTCATGCCCCGCCACCTCGCCGTCCCAGTAGAGCAAGTCCACTACCTCGGGGCTTACTTCCTCTGCGATACCCTTAACCTCGGAGAGAAACTCGGCGAGTTCCTTCCCGCCCACCGAACCGGACGTGTCAACACCGATCACCAAGTGACCCACCTTCTCACCTATCAGCGTAGGCATGTACACGCCTGTGGATAAGAATCTGCGGTTGACCCTGCGCCATGAGGACTTGTCCTTGGCACTGCACGTTGACTTCACAAACTCACGCAACACTTCGCGCCAATCGACTTTGGGCTCCATCAAGCCTTCAAGTTCGCGGTCAAGGCCACCTGTATTAGTTCCCGCTTTCTTGGCGGAGATGAGTCCTTGGCGTATCGCTTGGTCAATCTCTCGTGCGAGTACCTTCTTCTCTTCCTCGGTCATGTCCTTGGCACCATCCCAATCGTGGATGTCGAACCCATCGCCCTCGCCTTCGCCGTCATCCTCCTCCTTGAGTATGTCGAACACTTGCTTGGCATTCATGCCTCGGAATCGCTCGTCCACCAAGCCCATCACCTTGCCCTTGTTCGGCCCATCGGTATAGCGTGGCATGGCAATCACTGTCTCGCTCGGGTCCAAGTCCTTGAGCATGAGGTTAATCACGTAGTCACAAGCGGAATTCGCCAAGTGGCGGTTCTCGTCATGCAACTTGCGCCATGTAGTGAGATGCCGATACATCTTGTGCGCGTTCTCATGCGCCACCACAAACGCCAACTCGGGGTCGCGTAGCTTCTTCACAAACTCGCGCCCATACCGCTCGTCTCGCCCATTGGTACAGGCGGTCGGGATGTTGTCATCCACTCTAGTACGCCCAACCATCATGATGCCGCTCAGCAATGCGAATTTGGAATTGCGCATCAAACTGATCTTTGCCTTCTGCACTTTGCGTTCTTCTAACATTTGTTAGCTCCTTTGTTTCACTTCAGTTTCTTCAATACTTATAAGCATCTTCAATGCCGATGCCATCTGCTCTATGTCGTGTGTCTCAAGCAACACGTTTCTTTTGGAAGTGTCCCCTGATACATGCTCCCGCTTCAACAACACAAATCGATACTCTGGTAGGTCTTGCGATTCAAACATCCGGCGCTCCAACTCCACTCGGTAGTGGTAATTGCTGTTCTTGAGTTTCTTCTCCAGATACTCAATCTCCTCCATCCTCAACGGCCAAGCCACCTTGCTGTATACCGCCGCATATAACATTTGTTAGCCTCCTTCCTCTGGTATCAGTAGCTTCACCATGTTGTTTAACTCCTCTGGGGTGTCAAACTCATGGACGATCGTGAACATACCCGCACCCACGCCGCTCTGCTCCAAGCGGTACAGCGCATACTTGGATACACCCTTGTCGATGTACCCTCCTACTGTGTACCCTGCGTCTCGCAGTCGCTTGGAGGTGCGGGTATGCGACACCCATCCGTTGTCTACTTCAAGGTCTCGAGTCACAGCAGGTCTTGGTTCTTTGCTACCCAGTTGCTGAACGCCTGACAGCTAAACGCAATGGCTTGCTTGTCTCGGTTCTTGGCAATGTTGATAGCGAACACGGCTTGCCACTCGGCATCGAACCGCTCCACATACTCCATGAATGGGGTGATGCTTTGCTTGTCGATACGTGCAATGGCACCGAACACAACGATCGCACATGCGCCAGGGCTTGTGGGTACCTTGGTGTGCTTAGGGTCTCGGATGGTCGCCTCCCATGTCGGCAATTGATCTGAGAATTCAATGTACGCTTGCATGTCACGCGCACCACTCTCACCGATAGCACCTGTCAACGCCGCAATCACCGCATCGGTGTCGTTCTCTCTGCGAGTTCTAACAATGTTAGATGCCGTCTCCAATGAGCGTGGGGTTACGAACGCCGTCATAGTCTTGCGGGGGTTGAAGATGTAGGGGTTGTCGGCTTGCCCACCATCGGTGTAGCTTGCAAGTACGTGGGGAAAACGATTCACCCATGCAATCACCTCGGGCTCGATACCCTTGTTGATAGCCCACTCAATCCACTGCTCGGCATCGGGCTTGGCTACGTTGAGAGACACAAGGCGGTTCAAGCTATGCGCCTTCAACACATCGCCCACGCCATCGGTCGTTAGATTACCTGTCAAGAAGATGGGGCTACGATTGTCAATGGTGATGTCACCAAGGCGAGGGTTCGCCTTCTCAAGCATTGGATGTAGCATGTTCTTCACAGGGTCGGCACCTTTTGAGTACTCGTCCAGCATGATGACGACAGGCTTGCCCTCGTGCAGTTTGAACCGCGCATTGGGGTAGTAGCGGGTGGTCTTGGTCTCGTGGTCGATCACAGGCATCGCAATGTCGCCCAAATCCATATTGGGTACGTCAATATACGCATAGTCGTACCCCAAGTCCCCAGCGATCGACTCCAGCAGGGATGACTTGCCGATGCCGGGCTCACCTCGTAACATGAACCTCGTGGTCGGGTTCGTTTTGATAAGCGTTGCCGCTTGCTTCAAGGTCACAGTTTTTCCAAAAGTTACTTCTGACATTTTCAAACTCCATCTGATGTGCCGTTTCTAACAGTTGTTAGATTCGGCGGGTTACAAACAAACACTTCTACTTACCAACCTATATTATACCACAATGTTATGGATATGTCAAGTTTATAGGTCACACTATCTCTGATATCCACTTGGCGTACTTCGGGTTGGGAGTCTTCCCCACCTCCAGCGCCACATGCTCCAGCACCTCCTCGGCGTGGTACTTCAATATGGCTTCGTCCACCATGAGCATCCACGCATTCACATCGACCCACCCATCCATCTCGTAGTCGTGCAGTACCCACTCATTGTTGTGAGTGGCCCTACTCTCCCAATACCCTTCTACCAATAACGCTATCGCACCTCGGTAGAAGTTCTCGTGCCGCACATCCTCGGGCTGTCCGTTTACGATCGTGTCGGTGAACGTTTTCATGTTCTCCTCATACTTGCGTATCGCATCGCGGTAATCTTGCTTTTGCACCTCCGTTGGGTTGAAGAAATACAGCTTTGTCGGCTTGCCAAAGATGCAGTCGGTCTTCTCGCGGTTCAGTGCTTTGGCATCGTTGTATGCGCTGTCCATCACACCAAACATATTCACCGCCTCCTGTATGCCAAAATTGATTACATTGAACCTTCGCTCGTATGCCCTGCCCTGATGTAACACACGCTCCTCTTGGCGTAGGTTTATGAACCCACTCAGATACTTGCGGAATTCAGAGTAGCGCGATCTAACATTTGTTAGAGCCTTGCGATTTGCTTTGTACCCATAAAGCGTTTCGTGCTCCAGCACTCTCCATGCGTTAGTCCCCTCATGGCCCATCGTCAGCGTGTTGTCGCCTGTCATGGTGTAGTATCGGTTGCCCAATCGCAAGATACTGCTCCCGTTTTTCCCATGCGCAGGTATGCTTAACACTTGTTGGATGAATTGGTGCGATGACACACTCGCCCACCCATTGGTGCGTAGCACGATCTTGCCGTTGGCCTTGTATGTGATGACCGGAGTCTTATACAAAACAAACTCCACATCATCGCCGTTCATGCGCACAGAGTAGCTGTCCACATCCTTGCGATTACCCAAGGGTCGAATCTCGGGCACTCGTCCCCTGATTGGTAGAGCGGTGTCGTGTACCTGTTTGGCGTCCGCATAGTCTGTCACCCTCGGTACTCTCTTCACTGTTGCGTATCCCATCTCATTCCCCCTGTGCGCGTACTCGGTACGCTTTAAGTTTTTTCAGCGTTGGATATGTTGCTTTGAACATCTCCTTGGCCACCTGTTTACTGCGGCATTCGATCGACTCGGCAACCCATTGCCCGAACCTGTCGCACCACCCTGTCACGTAGTATCTAGCTAACATTTGTTAGTCTCCTTTTTCTGCTTCGATTGTGTATTCCCCAAGAGCTATGCACTCCATCATTCGGCGTATCTCAGCATCCACAAACTCCCATGTGCGGTAGCTTGTAGTCGGGGGCCATGAAGCCTTCCCGCTGTGGTTGACCATGCGCATCTTGATATAGAGTCCGGGCAAAAAGTCCTCGCTGTGGGCACAGTCAAACCCGAACCACCACACGTTGCCCTCCCTGCCGCTGTACGTCAGCCCACCATGCGGAGTGTTGTCGTCCATCTCCACTCGGTTGTAGTCCACCCCCACCAACTCCCCAGTGGTTACACCCACGTAACCACAAAGCGTATGCGTTATGGTGTTGCGCATGATGTGCCCATGCAGTCCAGTGCTCTCGTCCACCCACTCGGCATGGTCGGGCTCCCCCTCCCAGGGTCGGTGTGGTTCGATCAGTTTGTACTGGTCGTAGATGGATACCAGCATGTCGGGCATCCCAGGTGCTTTAATTTCTAACATCTGTTAGTCTCCTCATGTCTCTCGTACATGTTGTACTCGGCACGATGCCAAGGGTGAAACAGTGTTTTACTGTCATTGGGATACTTCTTGCGAAGCATGGTCACGGCATCGCACAACCGCTCATGGATGTTCAACTTTATGTCGCACACGTCCATCAGCCTGTCCTGCACACCGCGCACCTCGGGGTTGCGCATCAACTCCAGCGTCAGCTTGTCGGCTTGGTCGCGTTTGTCGATCAACACTTTGAATCGGTCTCGGGCTTCTCTTACATCCATCATGGCCTCCAGATCAAAACATCAGCACATACCACAATAAGTGCAACCAAAAACACCACGCGCAGTACGCGCTCGGACAGTTTGTAATCATTTGTTCCCTTGTTCATTCCTCTTCCTCCTCGGTTGCCTCTACACCGCAGAGGGTCATGACTTCTACTAGCGCATGATGGACATCTTCAAAGTACTCGGGATGGATTCCATCGGGGTCGCGCAAGTAGTTGCGCAAGTCCTCGTCTATCGCTTGCAACAGCTTGTGTAGGCGCTCGATCTGGTCTAGGTCAAAATCTAACATTTGTTAGTTCCCTTTCATTGGTTGTTTCGGTTGGTTGTTTCGGTTGTTCACTTCGCTTTGGCCCCAGGTTCGAGTTCAAACCCACCCTCGGTTGGGATGACGGCAATCTCGCCTCTGGATACTTTGAAGAGTAAAGCAAGGGTGAGGCTCATGTGGAAGCGCAACTCCCATCGCATTTTGAAGTACAGAATAGTCATCACGACAAAGCCAATGAGTGACACGAGTTCGAGTTCGGTCATGGTTATCATTCTTGGTTCTCCTTATGAATAAGTGTTTGCTTTGGCTTGCTCGTTGTAGAGATTGACCATGCGTTTTTGCACATCCTCCCAACCATCGCCCCAGTACAGCATTTGCATTGCCATACCAATAGACCAGCGCACATCGCTTTCGTCTTCCATGTGTTTGACTGCTTCGGCAATCAACTCGTCAATATTTATCTCCATCACATCTCTCCTTGTGGGGGGAAGTCTTCTTCTTGCAAGGGGGGCAACTCCATTGCTTCCTTCATCATGTGCCACACATCGCCGAATGTCTCCATGTCCTCTGCCCCAAGGCAGGGGTCGCCGTACCCATCGGGCTTACCATCGTAGTAAGTCACCTCTTGTATGCAGTACCAATCCTCCCCGCCATTGGCAGTCTTGGTGTTGACAATTCTGTAGTTCCAATAAAAATCAAAGTCGCTCATGCTCGGTTCTCCTTTGGGTTAGTCTGCTTCAGCGTTGTGGGTGCGCTGTTAGCGGTAACGTATTGATAGTTGCCTTTTGTGTATTCCTGCACAATGCACCACGATGTACGTTCCTCTTGGGCACTGTGTTCTCGGTCACGTTCGCAAAAGATGCAGAACGCTTGATACCTTGCGGTCGGTACGTCATCGCCGCAGTCGATGCATTCTTTCCAGTCTAAGTCCATCATCATCTAACCTTTCTTTCTTTGTTACGTTATGAATCTAACAGTTGTTAGATTCGGGGATTGGTCGGGGGCTTTGTTACATTTATCCCTAACCAGCTTATATTATACCACAAAGTTACAGACTTGTCAAGTTTTTAGCTGGAGGGCTGTCTTTGATTTGCGACCAAAGTTACGGAATTTATGTAACAAAAGGGGAAACGTAACGCAAAAACATAACGCGAAAACTTCAATGGAATCAGGGGGTTAGAGTGTTTGTGTATGTATATGTTATAATGTTATTAGAGAAAAAGGGTATACGAGCCTGGTGGCTTTTGGTGTGTGGTGCAAATTGCGCTTTCTGCCTTGCTTGGAACTTGACGGACCTTCATACACCCCGCGTAACATTGTAACATATAACATTGCTTTAAAATCAACAACTTACGTGTGGTACGTTATAACATTACAACGCCGAAACATAACAACATAACATTTGTTAGATTTGGGGGGCACTGTGTTTATGTACAATACATTGTGGATGCTCGCGTATACACAAGGTTGCTACGCCCACCCGAAGAACTGGTGCAAGCAAAATCGGGTTAACCCTAACAATGTTATGTTCCACCAACAAAAAAGCCCGACCTAACAAATGTTAGATCGGGCAAACAAAAAAGCCCCGCATGAGCGGGGCTTAGGGGTGCGAGGGGAGGGGTTAACCCAACTTGTCGATATCACCGCCGAGGGATTCGAAAACCTCCATCAATGTGCCTTTGTAATCGCTAGCGATACATGACACGCCTTCTTCTTCGGCCTTAAATATACGATTGATAATCGTTTTCAATTCGGCCTTGGTTTTGTCGTCAATGTCAGTTGACCCCTTGACACGGTTTCCCGCTGTAACATAACCCGATGCTTCTTTGACACGTTGCCAATAAACATCAATGGTAGGTTTGCCAAACCCCTCCGCTGTCATTGCGGCCACAAATGCTTCCCTCTCCGCCTTGATACCCTTCTTCAATGCGCCTTTGAGGTCGAACCATTTGGTTGTCACTTGACCCTGGTTGTCGGTCAAGTCAAACGTGGCACACAAGGCCAGGGCGTAAACCTTGACCACTTGACCGGTTTTCTTGGCCGCGCCGACTAAGGCGGTGCGAGAATCGATCAAGCTGTTGACGCCCTGGGCGATGGGGGAAACGACACTAACGCTTTGGATGTTATCCATGATACTAACCTTTTCTAACATCTGTTAGGTTTGCACATTGCGCTACCTATCTTGAGCATACATACAAGGTTATCTTGTTTGCATGACTGGATTATACCATTTTGTGGTGCAAAATGCAAGTTTTTAGGGAAACAATAATTTCTCTTGGGGGGAATGGGCATAACAATGTTAGTTGTCATTCTGACAAGCGACCCACCCACCCAAAACTACGACAAAGGGAGGTGGGGACCCCTTACACTCTGTGTCACACACCCGATACCAACATCCATACTTTCTATAACGGCGTAGTATATTTTGAATACTAGATACCCACCCCCATACTTTTTATAACAATACCCCCCTCCCCCCTATATATTTTTGAAAACACCCCCCGTCAAAGGGACCCACAAAAAGCTTGCACCCACTATATTTTTTCTGTTACATTCGGCCATCTCCCGTTTACTCGGTGCCCATGATAGAACTACAGCCCACTGCGGAACATCCGGTTCCATACGACTTGTCCGACGAGCAGCCCAAGACTCATGCGGACAGCATTGCCATTGCAATAAACACAGTAGACCTAATCAACGAGCTTGGGCCTACTATAGATTTCGATGAAGGTGACCTGCACAGAGCAAGTGACCTGATTACGGGTGCTGAGAAACCCAAAGACAAAAAGACGTTCTCCAAGTCGGCAGAGGCTGCGGCTGCACATTACCTCGTCAAGAAGTTTGACTTCCAAGCATTCTCGGATGCGTTGCAAGCCAGGAACTTCATCACCAACAAATTGATCGCGCTGGCCGACAGTGGCGACCCAAAGATTGAAATCAAAGCGCTGGAGTTGCTGGGCAAGCACTCAGACATTGGGCTATTTACCGAGCGCAGCGAGATCACAATCAACCACACCACGTCCACTGCACTGGAGAACTCTATTAAAGAGAGAGTGAAACGCCTGCTCAACAGCGACGTGGTAGACATAACCCCCCTGGACGATTTGGATGCGCAGTTAGGGCCGACCAAACCCGTCGAGGCGTTTGAAGAAGTAAAAGATACCCCGGAATCCGAGGTAGAGAACAATGAGTGACATCTCCCTCAAGGACATTGAAGCCCTGATTGACAGCGGCAAGTTGTCTGAGTCGGACATGCGGGTGCTGGAGGCCCAGCTAACCAAGTTAGAGAAGCTCAAAGACCGGGAACTTTCGCAGGAAAGGTTCATCAAGTTCGTGGAGAGGGTCTGGCCGACCTTCATTTCGGGCGCTCACCACAAAAGAATGGCCAATGCGTTCGAGCGGGTGGCCGCTGGGACATGCAAACGGCTCATAATTAACATGCCACCCCGGCATACCAAGTCAGAATTTGCGTCCTACCTGCTCCCGGCTTGGTTTTTGGGCAAATTTCCGCACAAAAAAGTGATTCAGGCGTCCCACACAGCCGAGTTGGCCACGGGATTCGGTAGAAAAGTGCGAAATTTGGTGGATACGGAGCTTTACCACGAGATTTTTCCTGATTTGACGCTCCAGCAGGACTCAAAAGCGGCTGGACGGTGGAATACCAGCAAGGGCGGTGACTATTTCGCCATTGGTGTGGGCGGTGCGGTGACGGGTAAGGGCGCTGATGTGCTCATTATTGACGACCCACACTCAGAACAAGAGGCGGCGATGGCCGCAAGCAACCCCGATGTGTATGACAAGGTGTATGAGTGGTACACGTCAGGTCCGCGTCAGCGTTTGCAGCCGGGTGGGGCGATCGTTATCGTGATGACGCGCTGGGCACAGCGAGATTTGACTGGCCAAGTGCTCAAAGCTGCCGCTGCGCGGGGCGGTGAGGAGTGGGAGGTCATTGAGTTCCCGGCCATCCTGCCTTCGGGAAACCCCTTATGGCCACAGTTCTGGAGTCTGGACGAGTTGTCTGCGCTCAAGGAAGAACTGCCTAATAGTAAGTGGCAGGCTCAGTATCAGCAGAACCCAGTAGGCAATGAGTCAGCTATTGTCAAGCGTGATTGGTGGCAGTGGTGGGAGGAGGAAGACCCGCCTCAGTGCGACTACATCCTTCAGACGTGGGACACGGCCTTTGAGAAAAACCAGCGGGCCGACTTCTCCGCTGGGACGACATGGGGAGTGTTCAACCACAAAGGCGACGGCAACAGGCCCAACATCATCTTGCTCAATACGTACAAGAAGCGCGTTGAGTGGGTGGAGTTGAAACGGGACGTGCTCAAGGAGTACAACGACTTTGAGCCTGATGGATTGCTTATTGAAAAGAAAGCAACAGGAGCGCCGTTGATCTATGAACTCCGGGCGATGGGCATACCTGTGCAGGAGTACACGCCAAGTAAGGGGCAGGATAAGATTGCGAGATTGAATTCGGTGAGCGATATCATTGCGTCAGGGAAAGTCTGGGTGCCCAAAACAAGGTGGGCAGAAGAGTTAGTAGACGAGATTGCTGCGTTTCCATCGGGCGAACACGATGACTTGGTGGACGCAACAACTCTGGCGCTCATGCGGTTCAGGCAGGGTGGGTTCCTCCGTCTTCCGATTGACGAGCCCGAAGAGATTCAATGGTTTAAGAGCCCGCGCAGAGAGCGGTTCTACACAGTTTGATTTTTAAGGACACAAAATGGCCACAAGTTCAATGGACAAAGGTTTGTATGCAGCCCCTATGGGGATGATGGACGAGGTTGGACCCTCCATCGAAATTGAGATTGAAGACCCCGAAGAAGTCACCATTGGTATGGGCGACGTTGAAGTCCAACTTAGGCCAGAAAAAGACACCGATGAGGAGTTTGATGCCAACTTGGCCGAGTTCATGGACGACAGCGAGTTGCAGTCCTTGGGCGAAGAGTTGGTTGAAGAGTTTGGTAAAGACATCAATGACCGCAAGGACTGGATGCAGACCTATGTGGACGGGCTCAAACTACTGGGTTTGAAGTACGAAGACCGCACGGAGCCGTGGCAAGGTGCTTGTGGTGTGTTTCACCCCATGCTGACCGAGAGCGTAGTTAGGTTTCAGAGCGAGGGTATCACCGAGACGTTCCCAGCCGCTGGGCCTGTGAAGACTGTCATTCTTGGCAAGGACACTCCAGAGGTAGAAGAAGCGGCGGCGCGAGTTCGTGAGGACATGAACTATCAGTTGACCGACGTGATGTATGAGTATCGCCCCGAGCACGAGAAGATGCTGTGGAACCTGCCCATTGCAGGCAGTGCGTTCAAAAAGGTGTACTACGACCCAAGCAAGGGCCGTCAGATGGCGGTGTTCATCCCCGCTGAAGACATCGTGGTGCCCTATGGCGCGAGTAATTTAGAAACAGCCGAGCGGGTCACGCACGTCATGCGCAAGACCAAGAATGAAGTGGCCAAGCTCATGGAGGCTGGGTTCTACATGGACGTAGACCTGGGCGAGCCCACGTATGATTTGGACGACATTGAGAAGCAGAAGGCCGAGGAGATGGGCATGTCTGCGATCCAGGATGACCGGTATAGGTTCCTTGAGATGCACGTCGATCTGGACTTGGCTGGGTATGAAGACGCTGATAAGAAAGGCCGACTGACTGGTATCGCACTGCCATACGTTGTGACTGTTGAGAAGGGCACACGCAAGATTGTGGCCATACGGAGAAATTGGTATGAAGACGACAAGCTCCACATCAAACGTCAACACTTTGTCCACTATCAGTACATCCCAGGGTTTGGGTTCTACGGGTACGGGCTCATCCACCTTATCGGTGGGTACGCCAAATCAGCCACCATGCTCATTCGTCAACTTGTCGATGCAGGAACGCTGTCGAACCTCCCAGGAGGTCTCAAATCTCGTGGACTTCGGATTAAGGGGGACGACACACCGATTCAGCCCGGCGAGTTCAGGGACGTAGATGTTCCCAGTGGCTCCATCAGGGACAACATCCTGCCCCTGCCGTACAAAGAGCCAAGCCAAGTGCTGTATCAGTTGTTTGACCGCATCGTCCAAGAGGGGCGTTCGTTTGCCTCCAGCGGAGACATGAAGGTCAGCGACATGAGCAGCCAAGCCCCCGTGGGCACCACACTGGCTATCCTTGAGCGCACCCTGAAAGTAATGGGGGCCGTGCAAGCGCGGATGCACTTCACGATGAAACAAGAGTTCAAGCTTTTGAAGGTCATCATTGCCGACTACACCCCCGAAGAATACGACTACGAGCCCGTGGACGGTAGCCGCAAGGCCAAAAAAGCTGACTACGACTTGGTGGACGTGATCCCCGTGAGTGATCCCAATGCCAGCACGATGGCCCAAAAGGTTGTGCAGTATCAGGCAGTCCTCCAGCTTGCCCAATCAGCCCCGCAGTTGTACAACTTGCCCTTGTTGCACCGTCAGATGATTGAGGTGCTGGGGGTTAAGAACGCTGCCAAGCTGGTGCCCGTGGAGGACGACTTGACCCCTGTAGACCCTGTGCTGGAGAACCAGAATCTGTTGACGGGCAAACCTGTCAAAGCGTTTATTGAGCAGAACCATGAGGCCCACATCCAGGCGCACATGGCTGCAATCCAGAATCCAAAGATTCAGCAAATGATGCAGATGAATCCGCAGGCGCAGGCAATCATGGCAGCGGCAATGGCGCACATCAACGAACACATAGCGTTCGAGTATCGCAAACAAGTCGAGATGGCGATTGGTGTACCACTTCCCACCGAGGAACAGAACAAGCACATTCCACCCGAGATTGCGGACAAGATTGCGATGATGGTGGCCCAGGCGTCGCAGAAACTTACACAACAAGCACAACAGGAAGCTCAGCAACAGCAGGCTCAACAGCAAATGCAAGACCCCATCGTTCAGATGCAGATGCAGGAACTTCAGATCAAGATGGAGGAGTTGAAGCTCAAGCAGCAAAAACAACAAATCGACGCTGCGGCCAAAGCCGACCAGATGCGAATCGAAGAGTCACGTATTGCGTCTCAAAAAGAGATTGCGGCAATGCAAGTCGCGGCTACAGCAGCCGCTGCAAAAGACAAGCTCAATCGCCAAGGTGAGATTGAAGGAGTTCGTATGGGCATGGACGCGGCCAAACACCGCGCTCAAATGGCCGTACAGCAAGCGCAACGGGCAGCGCAGAAATCGCCTAGTAAACCCAAGGAGTGAGATTGAACGACTACAAGTTGTTGGCTGTAGCCGCCAAAGAGATCGAGAAGATGCGACAGGAGCAAATTGCTTTCGTCGCTGCAAGTCGAGCCGATACCTTTGACGAGTACAAAAAAGTCTGCGGAGTCATCCGGGGTCTGAACCTCGCAGAAAACGTAATTAACGACCTTGTGCAAAAAATGGAGAAGTCTGATGACTGAGTTTGACGTAGCGGCAGTAGACCTGTCTGGAATTTTGAACACCACTGCGGAGCAAAAAGCCAAGCAGTTGCCTGACCCCAAAAGGTTCATGATGTTGTGTGTTGTTCCCGAAGCAATGGAAGAGTATCACGACAGTGAAGTGGGGTTGATTAAAGACTCCAAGACAATGCACTATGAGGAAGTACTCACTCCGATCTTATTTGTTGTAAAGCTTGGCCCCGACTGCTACCAAGACCCTACCCGGTTCCCCAGTGGACCGTCGTGCAAGGAAGGTGATTTTGTCATCGTCCGACCCAATTCAGGCACCCGCCTGAAGATTCATGGCCGTGAATTCCGCATCATCAACGATGACTCGGTTGAAGCAGTTGTGGAAGACCCCCGTGGCATTACACGAGCATCATAAGGAGTAATCATGGCAACATTGCCTGCGTTTAAAGGTGAAGAATACAAGTTTCCTGACGAACAGGAGGCCGTTGTTGAAGACAAGTTTGAGGTAGAAATCGAGGACGATACCCCTCCAGAGGACCGTGGGCGCAAGCCTATGAAGGAGCCCGTGGAAGACCCGACCGAAGACGAACTAGCTTCTTACGACGAAAAGGTTCAGGCCCGCATCAAGAAGTTCACTCGTGGCTACCACGACGAACGCCGCGCCAAAGAGGAAGCTCAGCGCGAACGAGAAGCTGCCGAAACCTTTGCCCGACAAGTGTTTGAGGAGAACAAACGTCTCCAACAGCAGCTTTCTACGGGTAGCAAGGCGTTTATTGAACAGACGCAATCCACTGCTGAAATTGAGCTTGGTGCCGCCAAAAAACGGTACAAAGAGGCTTATGAATCAGGGGATGTGGACGCATTTACCGAAGCGCAAGCGGATATCGCCAAAGCTACCTTGAAAATAGACAAAGCTTCCGGAATGCAGCCTATCGAAGTAAACGATAAGCAATTTGTCCCTGCACAACCCGCCGCTCCTAAGCTGGACCGCCGCACTCAGAAGTGGATAGATTCCAACAAAGACTGGTGGGGGGTAGACGATGAGATGACTATGACTGCTATGGGGCTTGACAAGAAGTTACAGAAGCAGTATGGTGCCGACTATATAGGTACTGAAGAGTACTTTGAAACCATCGATAAAACGATGCGCAAGAGATTTCCTGAGCAGTTTGAAGACGCTCAGAGCGACGAGGATGACGAACCGCCTCCAAAGAAAAGAACGTCAGAACCGGCCTATGAGGATGATCCTCCACGCCGTGCAACAAAACCCGCTGCGGTTGTGGCTCCGGCCTCCCGTAGCACCCCGCCTAACCGTATTAAGTTAAAGGGGTCCGAAGCTGCGATTGCTCGCAGGCTTGGGGTCCCGATTGAAGAATACGCTAAACAGGTTGCCAAACTAAGAAGAGGTGAATAATGGATCAAATGCAAGTCAAAGCTGCTGAAAAAGCACAAAATCGTATGAGTCGTGAGTTGGACTCTCGTGCCGTGATGCAACGCCCAACAGCGTGGCGTCCGCCTGAGACGCTTCCTATGCCGGATGACCGTCCGGGGTGGAAGCACCGCTACGTTCGCATCAGTACGATGGGCGTCGCTGATCCAAGCAACATTTCTTCAAAGTTACGCGAAGGTTACGAGCCGTGTAAAGCGGACGAGTATCCCGAGCTAATGATGCACGCTACCACCGAAGGCCGCTTTAAAGGCTGCGTTGAGGTGGGTGGACTGTTGCTTTGCCGCATTCCTGAAGAGTTTTTGGCCCAGCGTATGAAATACTACGACAACCAAAATCGCGCACAGATGGAATCGGTGGACAACAATTTTCTTCGTGATAGTGATCCTCGTATGCCTCTGTTCTCAGAGAAAAAGACGAAGGTTACTTTCGGTTCTGGTTCATAAACTTGGAGTCTTAAATGGCATATCCTACGATCGACAAGCCTTACGGCTTGAAGCCGATCAATCTGTATGGCGGTACCCCCTTCGCGGGCGCTACTCGCCAGTATCGGATTGCTTCTGGCTACAACACTGCAATTTTTTACGGCGACGTTGTTGAGATGATTAACGATGGCACGATTATCAAATCTGCTATCACGACCGCTCGCGCAACCGTAACGACCTCGCAGGTCATTGGCATTTTTATGGGTTGTTCATACGTGAACGCTCAAGGCCAAGTGATTTTCGCGCAGTACTTCCCTGCAAACACCACGGCTCCCACGGGTACGTTCATTACCGCTAACATCGTTAATGACCCCAACACCCTGTTCAAAGCTGTGATTGCCGCAGGCGCAACTGCCGATGACGCAACCTCCGGTTTGCTGCCTTCCAGCACTACGCAATTTACCGTTGTCGGTACTAACGTAGCCTTGGTGCAGAACACTGGTTTGACGACTACTGGCGATAGCCGCGTAGCCGTTGCATCGTCTGCAACCACTGGAACACTGCCCCTAAACGTTGTTGACGTTGTTCAAGACACGTCTTATGTCAACGGTTCTGGCAACGTTGTGTTCCCCGAGATCATCGTTCGTTGGAACTTTGAAATTCATACCACCACTATCGCTTCTGGCGTTTAATCAAGGAGCTTAAATCATGGCTATTTCACGCGCACAACTGCTGAAAGAGTTGCTCCCAGGTCTGAACGCTTTGTTCGGTATGGAGTATTCTCGTTACGGCGAAGAACACAAAGAGATCTACGAAACTGAGACCTCTGAGCGTTCGTTTGAAGAAGAGACCAAACTGTCTGGATTCTCCGCCGCTCCGGTGAAGAACGAAGGCTCCGCAATTGCTTATGACAATGCGCAGGAAGCTTGGTCAACCCGCTATACGCACGAAACCATCGCCTTGGGTTTCTCGATCACTGAAGAAGCGGTCGAAGATAACTTGTACGACAGCTTGTCTGCTCGCTACACCAAGTCGCTGGCTCGCGCTATGGCTTACACCAAGCAAGTCAAGGCTGCTTCGGTCATTAACAACGGTTTCTCCAGCACCTACGCAGGTGGTGATGGCGTTTCTCTGTTCAATGCTAGCCACCCCTTGATCTCTGGTGGTGTCAACAGCAACACTCCTTCTACCCAAGTTGATTTGAACGAGACTTCTTTGGAAGCTGCCGTTATTCAGATTGCCGCTTGGACGGATGAGCGTGGTTTGTTGATCGCAGCCAAGCCCAAGAAGATGGTTGTTCCTCCTGCCCTGATGTTCGTGGCCAAGCGTTTGCTGGACACCGAACTGCGGGTCTCTACTGCTGATAACGATATCAACGCTATTAAGCAGATGGGCGCAATCCCTGAAGGCTACTGTGTCAATCACTTCTTGACTGACACCAATGGCTGGTATCTGACCACTGACGTGCCCAACGGCATGAAGCACTTTGTCCGTACTCCTCTCCAGAACTCAATGGATGGTGATTTCGACACTGGCAACGTCCGTTACAAGGCTCGTGAGCGTTACAGCTTCGGCTGGTCTGACCCCTTGGGTATGTGGGGTTCTTCAGGTTCGACCTGATGAGACTGAAAAAGGGGCCTTGTGCCCCTTTTTCTTTTAGTGTATATTGGCCACATTCCGGGGTTCCCGGTGTATCTGACAGTCCCGGCTGACGACATGCAGACAGATACGCCCCACTTGCATGTAAGGAAAAATCATGGCACGCACTACGTTTCAGGGCCCAATTCGTTCTTTGGGCGGCATCTATCAGCAAGGCCCAGCCGCTGTTATTGACATCACTTCTAGCACCACTCTGAACCCCGTTGACCACGGCGGTCGAATCATTTCTGTTGGTGGGTCGTTGGCCGCAGCACTTACGCTGACTTTGCCAACTATCAACGCATCTACCAACCCCGCAACTTCTGGCCCTGGCCAAGACCCCAACACCATCAACAACGAAGGCGTTGTCTACACCATCTGGGTTCCCACCACCATCTCCACTAGCGCGTTAAAAATTGGCACTGACGGTACCGATAAATACATTGGCGCTGTGTTGTCTATTGACACCGATACCTCTGGTGCCGCTGTAGGGTTTACCGCAGGCGCAAGTGATGACTTCATCAACTTGAACGGCACTACCACTGGCGGTGTCGCTGGAACTTTTGTTCAGATTGTTGCTGTTGCTGCTCTGAAATACATGGTCACTGGCACTGTGTTGGGTTCTGGCACTGTTGCCACCCCGTTTGCTACTTCTTAATTAGGAGCCAAATATGGCTATGCAAACGGACGTTAAGTCAGCACACTTAAATGTGACTGGCATCGCGGTCAGTGGTAGAACTCGCTTTCGCGGGTTGTTCTATACCAGCGGTACTTCCGCAGGTACGCTCAATGTATGGGACACCCTCAGTGCTGTGACGGCCATCACGTCGTATACGCGCACGGGTAACACCATTACCGTCACTTTGGCAAGCCACGGTTTGAACACTGGGGATCAGATTGGCTTGAGTTTCAGCTCTGGTACGGGTGGATACGGGACAAACGGCACTTACATTGTCACTGTCACCAACTCCAGCACCTACACCGTGCAAGACATCAACTCGGGCACGATCACTTCTGGCACGGGTGGGACTCAAACTGTCGCTGGCGGGCGTTGGCTGTTCTCTATGGACACGGCTGGCCAAACCACTTCAGGTCAACCCGGTATAACCAGCGTATTGATCCCTGGTGAAGGTATTCTTGCGCAAACTGGCATTTATGCCCAGATGGGTACGTCTGGAACAAACCAGAATGGTTTGACAATCTTCTATGGCTAAGTCTCCTGCATGGCAACGCAAGGAAGGCAAATCCGAGAAGGGCGGCTTGAACGCCAAGGGGCGGGCTTCCTACAATGCAGCCAATCCGGGCAAACCGGGGTTAAAAGCCCCGCAGCCCGAGGGCGGCAGCAGGCGCGACTCTTTCTGTGCAAGGATGAGTGGGATGAAGAAAAAGCTGACATCCGAGAAGACAGCCAACGACCCAAACAGCCGGATTAACAAAAGCCTCCGGGCTTGGAATTGCGCCGAGGGTGGGTATGTGAATTCAGCAGACGGTATTGCCCAACGGGGCAAAACTAAAGGAAAGATGTACTGACATGAACCACGATGTAAAAACAATGACTGATGGCGCGGCAGTTGTGATGGGCCTTGGGGGTTTCTTAGGGTGGATGACTCCTGTGGTGACACTTATTGGCGGCGTGTTGACCATCGTGTGGATGGTTATCCGTATCTGGGAAACCGATACCGTACAGCGGTGGGCATATAAAGATGCCGTCAACAAGTAAAAAACAACACAACTTTATGGCGGCGGTGGCCCACAATCCGGCGTTTGCCAAAAAGGTTGGAGTCCCCCAAAGCGTAGGGCAAGATTTTGCCACCGCTGACAAAGGCAAAAAGTTTGGCGCGGGTACCCGTGCTGATTTGCAAGGTGTGAACAAGCCCAAAACCGATCAGGGCAAAAATGAACTTTTCAACAAAGGTGGTGATACTATGGCAGGCAAAATGAATCCCGGTTTTATGGCAATGATGGCCAAGAAAAAGAGCGCACAGGAAGGCTCTAAAGCTGACATGGCGGCTGACAAAAAACAAATGATGGGCATGAAAAAGGGCGGCATGAAAAAAATGGCTTCGGGCGGTATGACTGCCTCGAAAATGGGTTCTGTTAAGACCGCCGCTCCTAGTGTGGACGGACTTGCTGCCAAGGGTAAAACCAAAGGCACTCAAGTCAAGATGACTGGTAGCAAACCTCTGGGTATGAAAAAGGGCGGCAAAGCCTAAAAGGAGCCTGACATGGCACGAGGACAAGATTTAGCTGGGCTTGCAGCCCTTGCTGGGTTGGCCTATATGGCCAACAGGAAAAGCAAAAAAAGCCAAGAGACCACCGGGGTTGATCCCGGTGCGGCTATGGGCGCGACTCCTTCCGAAGACGCTGGTAGTTTTGGCTACGGCGACGCTGGTGCGGCGGTTGATGCCGCGTCAATGGCTGATATGGGGCCTAGCGGCTCCCGTACCAAAGTCAACCCAGAGACGGGCGATCTGTACTATCCAGAAGGCGCTCCCGCGCCCGCTCGCGCCGCTCCTACTCGCTCTGCGGCCTCTGCCCGCGCTCCCGCTGCCCAAGCTCCAGCCCGCGATCCTCGTGATCTGGAACAAAACCTGTATGTGTCCAGAGGTGCTCGCCCTGCTAAGTTTAGAGAGACTCAAGCTCCCGCCCAAGCTCCCGCCCAAGCCCCCGCTCGTCCTTCTGCTGCTGGGCAAAAGTACTCCGCTGATCCCGATGCAACCATTGGTAAATTTGTTCCCGGCATAGGGTATGTAGATGTCAACGGGAATATCATGTCTCGCAATAGGCAGTACAAAAAAGGCGGCGCAGTCAAGGCTAAGAAGATGGCCAGCGGCGGCGTGACTTCGGCTTCTAAACGCGCTGACGGTATTGCTTCTCGTGGCAAAACCAAGTGCAAAATGTATTGAGGTGAATCATGAAAGATGAATACGAGCCCCGAGGGTTGAAAAAAATGCGGGATATGGATATGTCCCCAGAGGACGTAGCTGAAGATAAAGCGGCTAAAAAAGCTACAGAGGCTTACAACAAAGCAATGCCTGAAGCCGATACAACTTTTGGCAAGCTAAAAAAGTTTGCGTCCAATAAAAAGGACGAAATGGAGTCTGCCGCTAAAAACTTTGATGTTAATGGAGCCGCAAGAACAACACTTTATACCAATCCTGTCACTGCCCCTGGGATAGCCGCGTATGACACTGTTAAAGCCCTTCGTGAAGAAGGCAAAAACAGAAAAGCCCCAAGGCTTAATGAGATGGGTGATGCCTACAAAAAAGGTGGTAGCGTTGGTACTGCCTCAAGCCGTGCTGATGGCATCGCTCAGCGGGGTAAAACCCGTGGAACATTTGTATGATGGCAAGCCGTGGGATGGGGGCGATCAACCCCAAGAAGATGCCGACCAAGAAGGTCATCCATCGCACGGATAACCCTGACGATGTGGACATGTACAAAGAGGGCGGGTCTATTCGTGGGCCTAGTGGCCCTGGATCAGTTGATGGAGTTGGTGGCCCTGGTAAACCGAAACAGACTGGTAGTTTGGCAGGTAAGTACAGTACGCTAGTTTCAAGCGACCTTCAAAACGCCAAAGCAAAAGCTGAAAGTTTAGGATTGCAGCAAGACGTGCAAAATATTACCGCCGAAGAAAATTTGCGGGCTCGGTTAAAAGGGCAGAAAAATGGCGGTAAAGTAAACGCTGCTGGCAACTACACCAAACCGGGTATGCGTAAGTCGCTGTTTAATTCCATCAAGAATTCAGCAACGCAGGGTACGGCGGCAGGCCAGTGGTCAGCCAGAAAAGCGCAGTTGCTGGCCAAGAGGTACAAGGCCGCAGGTGGGGGCTATCGAGATTGAAAGCGCCACAGACTTCCCTCAAAAATTGGACAGACCAGAAATGGAGGACCAAAAGTGGAAAACCGTCTAGCAAAACAGGTGAACGATATCTTCCAGAAGCTGCGATCAAAAGTCTTAGCCCTGCTGAGTACGCTGCGACAACGCGGGCAAAACGAGCAGGCAAAAAAGCCGGAAAACAATTTGTAGCGCAACCAAAGAGCATTGCAAAGAAAACAGCAGGGTTTAGATAATGGCAGTCACATCTGGCGCAACATCATTCAACCTTGACCTGACAGAGTTGGTCGAGGAAGCTTACGAGCGTGCTGGCTCGGAGTTGCGCACGGGTTACGACCTGCGTACAGCGCGGCGTAGCCTTAACATCATGTTTGCAGATTGGGCCAGTCGCGGCATCAATATGTGGACGTTTGAGCCGGGCATCATCAACTTGGTTCAAGGGCAAAACACCTACGCACTGCCAGACGACACCATTGACCTGCTGGAGCATGTGATTCGCACGGGCGGGAACGTGGCGGCAACGCAGGCCGATCTGACCATCACTCGTATCAGTGTTTCTACCTACGCTACGATTCCCAACAAGATTCAACAAGCTCGCCCAATTCAAGTGTGGGTGCAGCGATTCAATGGCCAGAATTCGCCCGTGAGTGCAACCCTGAGCACCACAATCACTTCGTCGTCCACTGAGATTGTGCTGAGCAATGTGGTCAACTTACCCGCATCTGGGTTTATCAAGCTCGACAGTGAGATCATCAACTACGGATACATATCAGGGAATACCCTGTATAACTGCTTTCGGGGGCAACAAAACACCACTGCGGCGGCTCACACTGCTGGCGCAACTGTGTATTGGGCGCAAGTCCCTGCCGTCACGGTTTGGCCAACCCCTGACAATGCCCAGACATATCAGTTTGTGTACTGGAGGCTGCGCCGCACCCAAGATGCAGGTGGCGGTGTCAACGTCATGGATGTGCCGTTCAGGTTCATTCCCTGCATGGCGGCTGGCTTGTCGTACTACATTGCTGGCAAGATTCCTTCTGGTTTTGAGCGGATACCCATGTTGAAATCTCAGTACGACGAAGCATGGCAGATAGCGGCTGGCGAAGACCAAGAGAAAGCGTCTGTTCGCTTTGTGCCGAGACAGCAGTTTATTGGTGGGGCTTAATGGGGAATAGGTTCGCCTCTGGTAAAAATGCGATCTCCCAGTGCGATCGCTGTGACCAGCGTTTTAAGCTCACGCTTTTGAAGCGTGAAGTCATCAAGGGGCGTAACTACGATCTTTTGGTTTGCCCGGAGTGCTGGGACCCGGATCAGCCACAATTGCACTTGGGCGAGTTTCCAGTAGACGACCCACAAGGCTTGCGTAATCCCCGTCCTGACCGAAGCTATGTGCTGTCGGGGACAAGCGGGTTGCAGACCAATGTGAATGGCGGTACTGGGCCAACGGGCACTGGGACTGTGGAAGCGGGTAGCCGAATCTTTCAGTGGGGGTGGAGCCCTGTGGGGGGGTCATCATTTTTTGACGCAGCACTCACACCAAATAACTTGGTTTTGGGCGTGCAATTGGGTACAGTATCGGTATCAACGACATAAGGAGTCGAAATGGACAAGAAAGACTTGGCACAAGACAAAGCCCTCATCAAGAAGGCTTTCAAACAGCACGATAAACAAGAGCACAAAGGCGGTAAAGGCACTGCTTTGAAATTGCGTGCTGGCGGTAAAACCAACAGCGATATGCTCAAGTACGGGCGCGGTATGGCCAAAGTGATGAACCAGCGTAGTTCTGGTCGTGGAGGTTAATATGGCAACGTACAAAGTACCAAAAAAAGTAGCCACCGTGGTTGTTGGTGAAGAGCCAGCAAAAGAGACAATGCGTAAAGCAAACGTGTCTGTGGCTAACACACGCAGTCAAGACTATCCCCCCACCAAAACCAGCGGCATCAAAATCCGTGGTACTGGTGCAGCCACTAAAGGTCTGATGGCCAGAGGCCCGATGGCATGAACTACACCGAGTTGTACAACACAATTCAGTCGTACACCGAGAATCAATTCCCCGATGTGTACCTTGCGAGTGGGAGTACTGTGTCTGCAACGACACAGATAAATACTTTCATCACGCAGGCTGAGCAACGTATATACAACTCGGTTCAGTTTCCATCGTTGCGCAAGAACGTAACCGGGTTCACAACCACAAGTAATAAGTACTTGGCTTGCCCGTCTGACTTCTTGGCAACGTATTCAATGGCTGTGATTGCCGCAGACGGCTCATATGAGTATTTGCTGAACAAAGATGTCAACTTCATCCGTCAGGCATACCCGCAGCCCACAGACACGGCTATCCCGAAGTACTACGCGCTTTTTGGTCCGTCATACAGCAACAGCGACGAGTTGTCGTTCATCCTTGGCCCCACGCCTGATGCCGTGTATAACATGGAGTTGCACTACTTCTTCTATCCAGATTCAATCACTGTTGCTGCTGATGGCCGCACTTGGCTGGGCGACAACTTTGACTCGGTGCTGCTGTACGGGTCTTTGGTTGAGGCATACACCTTTATGAAGGGTGAAGTGGACATCATCACCGGCTACAACCAGAAATACATGGAAGCACTTGCATTGGCCAAACGTCTGGGCGATGGGCTTGAGCGCAGCGATGCGTACCGCAGTGGGCAGTACCGCACACCCGCACTGCCACAGAATACTGGGGTTGTGTAATGGCGTTTACGGGCAACTACAGTTGCAACACTCTTCGGTCAGGGCTGGCAAGCGGGTCGTTCAATTTCTCGACGGATACGTTTCGTTTGGCGTTGTACACCAACGCAGCAACGCTTGATGAGACTACCACTGCGTACACTACGGACGGTGAAGCATCGGGGGGCAATTACGCCGCTGGGGGGCAAGTTGTTACCGCTACTGTAGGCACGGAAACCACCTCCGCTGGAAGCATTGTGTTCATCAATTTCTCATCCCCCGCTTGGACGGGTGCGATCACTGCCAGGGGTGCTTTGATCTACAAGGCCGGGGCCAATGGCGCTGTGTGCGTCTTAGACTTTGGGTCTAACAAAACATCTACCAACACTTTCACTGTGACGATGCCTGCAAACACAAGCACATCGGCACTCATTCGGCTTGTTTAAGGAGCGACCATGTTCAACGATAAAGTTAAATCCAAAGATGTTGCCTCAAGCAGCTTGGTTGCTGGTGGCTCCGCCGCTGATAGCGCAAGCGCAAAAGGCGTGTACAAAATCCAGTGCCATGATGCACAAGGAAACTTGAAGTGGGAAGACGAAGCCCCCAATCTGGTGGTCAACGTCGGTCTGCAAGACATGAACGCCAAGTACTTCACGGGCAGCGCATACACCGCAGCTTGGTACATCGGTCTTTATGGCGCAGCCGCCACTAACAACCCCGCCGCTGGTGACACCATGTCTTCCCATGCGGGTTGGACTGAAGTTGTGGCCTACAGCCAAGCCACACGGCCTGCTTGCACGTTTGGAACCCCCACGACTGCTAACCCTTCAGTGGCTACCAACTCAGCTTCACCAGCAACGTTTAGCATCAACGCAACAACGACTGTGGGCGGGGCTTTCCTGACCAGCAACAGCACCAAGAGTGGTACGACTGGTACGTTGTACTCAGCCGCTGACTTCAGTTCTCCTGGAGATCGTGCTGTCACTAACGGTGACACATTGTCCGTAACTTACACACTCAGCTTGGCAGGTTAATCATGGCAACAACTTTTAAAAAAGGCGACGTTGTTAAGGCGATCGCAGTCATCCCCCAAGGCCCGGTGCTTGCTCTGCGTATGAGCGAAGATGGTGTGTTTTCATATCTGATCGAGTGGACGGATACCGATGGAGCAACTCAACAACGCTGGTTTGAAGAGTCTCAACTGACAGGAGCATGATCTATGGCGCTCGTCCTCGCAGACCGGGTAAGGGAAACTACCACCACTACAGGCACTGGCTCTGTAACGCTAGGTGGCGCGTACACGGGCTTTCAGACTTTTCTTGCTGGTATTGGCAACAGTAACAGCACCTACTACACCATTGCCAACGTAACCACAGGCGAGTATGAGGTGGGGATTGGCACGTACACCACAGCGGGTAACCTACTCTCTCGTACAACTGTCCTAAATTCCAGCAACTCAAATGCGTTGGTAAATTTTGCTGCGGGATCAAAAGATGTGTTTGTCACACAGCCTGCCGAACGGGCGGTGTACATAGACTCTGCGGGTACTACGGTTGATGTAAACATCCTGGCCGCTTCGGGGGACTCATCGTTCAACTCCACGGGTGCGTTAAAAATCTCGGCGGGTACGACAGGCCAGCGGCCTACGGGTGCAGTGGGCAAGATTCGTTGGAACAGCACGTTGTCCCAGTATGAGGGGTATGACGGCGCAAACTGGACGCTTCTGGGCGGGGCGGTGATTTCCAACGACACAAGCACGGCGAGTAATTTATATCCAGTGTTTTCCAGCGTCACGACTGGCAACGCTTCCACTTTATATACGGGCAACGCCTATTTGCTGTACAAGCCCTCAACGGGTGAATTGCAATCCAGAGTGCCAGTGGCAAGCAACGGGATTGTGGTGAACAGTTTGACAGTGGCTACCAGCTACACGATTGCGGCTGGGTACTCAGGCTCATCAACAGGCCCGATCACCGTGTCGAGTGGTGCAGTCGTGACGGTTTCCAGCGGCTCCCGCTGGGTTGTCATTTAAGGAAAGAATATGAGTTCAATTGTTGTTTCAGGCGATACATCAGGGGCAGTGACTCTGAGCGCACCAGCAGTGGCTGGTACTGTGACTGTGACCTTGCCGTCCGCATCGGGGACGATGGCTGTGACGGGCGGCTCTCCTTCTTTTGCGGCCCTGACGGTCACGGGAGATGCCACCATTGATGGACTTACTGTTGGTCAAGGCGGCGGTAATGTAGCCACCAACACTGCGGTGGGTGCTAGTGCTTTGGCGGCAAATACGACAGGAAATTTTAACGCTGCTGGGGGTTATCAGGCTTTAATTTTGAATGCTGGAGGTCAATATAATACAGCTTTTGGTGCGGTGTCTTTAGCTGCCAATGCTGGCGGTACAGATAATTCTGCGTTTGGTACTGGCGCTTTAAATGCCAATACATCTGGAAGCTACAACACTGGGCTTGGTCGATCCGCTCTTCAGTCCAACACCACAGCCTCAAACAACACTGCTGTAGGTTATCAGGCGGGGTATAGCATTACTGGTTCGCAATACAACACTTCAATGGGTTCGGGTGCTTTGTATTCGCACACAACTGGCAACGGTGCCTTTGGTTACAATGCACTTCGCCTGACAACTACTGCCGAATCTGTTACAGCTGTAGGAACAAACGCTGGGTATAGCAATACAACTGGTAATTACAACTCTGCTTTTGGTAAAGACGCCCTCTACTCCAACACCACAGCCTCAAGCCTTGTTGCCGTGGGTTATACAGCCGCGTATAAAAATACATCTGGCGCAAGCAATGTTGCCGTAGGTGCTTCTGCCCTGTATCAAAATACAACAAGCAGTAACAACACGGCTATTGGCGCAAATGCTTTAGCAAATATTACAGGCTCAAGCAACACTGGCGTTGGGCAAGGTGTTATGTACAACACAAGCTCTGGCTCATACAACACTGGTGTGGGAGATTCTGCTTTAGGTAATGTAACTGGAAGCAACAATACCGCAGTTGGGTATCAAGCACTTACAGCCAACACCACAGCCTCATACAACACTGCTGTAGGTTATCAGGCGGGGTATAGCCAAACAACAGGGGGAGCTTCTGCTGGATACAACGCTTATTTTGGACAAAACGCAGGATATGCTTCAACTGGATACCAAAATACTTTAATTGGTCGAAATGCTGGCTCGGCAATAACAACAGGAAACGCCAATACGATTCTTGGTCAGTACAACGGCAACCAAGGCGGCGTAGACATTCGCACAGCAAGCAACATCATCGTGCTGTCTGATGGGGATGGGAATCCCCGTGCGTATCGAGATGCTACTACATGGATTCTTAGCGGCGCTACAAAAACATCAGAATATTTTTGGGCTGCTGGTATAGGAACCGCTGGTGGTCTTTATTTAGGTTCTGCTGGTTCTTCCAATGGTCTTATTTCGCAAGGTTCAAGTGGTACTGGAACGACTACCACATACATTGGTAATGCGGCTATTACAACAGTATCTGATGTTCGATTAAAAGAAAACATTGTTGATACACAGCGCAATGCTCTTAATATTCTTGATCAATTAAGAGTGGTAGACCATACATGGAATGACCCAAGCGACCAGTGCGAAAACAACCGCAACAGCCGTGGCACATGGATGGGTTTAATTGCTCAAGAAGCACAACCAGTCATTCCTTGGTTAGTAAACAAGCCAACAGCAGATGTTGACGAAAATGGCGACCCACAATATTGGCACATGGATTACGGCTACGCTGTACCCTTGCTTGTCAAAGCTATCCAAGAACTCAAAGCAGAGGTTGACAGCCTCAAAGCCCAAATCAACGGAGCATCAGCATGACAATTTTTACCACCACCATAACTTCAATGTACACCTTGCAACAGCCCGACCCCAACTATGTGGTCAACGCTTTGTGGCAGGTCACGGGCGTGGACGGACAATACACCGCCAAGATCGGTGGCAACACCACCTTTGATTCCAATCAGGCCGAAACTTTCATCCCGTATGCAGACCTGACAGAAGCCATCGTCATTGGCTGGATTCCAGAACAAGCTATGGCAAGCGCACAAGCCTGTGTGCAGGGCCAGATCGACAGCATGATTACCCCACCTGTCAGCCCACAGAACACCCCTCTTCCTTGGAGCGCATAAATGGCCTCATCAATCAACGCATCCACTACCGCCGGGGTAGTAACGACTGCTGACACTTCGGGCGTGTTAAACATTCAAACTGCCGGGACAACGGCGATCTCCATTGACGCAAGCCAAGCAGTATCGTTTACCAACGCACCCACAGTCACAGGCGGCACAGCCAATGGTGTGGCCTATCTCAATGGCTCAAAGGTGCTGACCACGGGTAGTGCGTTGGTGTTTGATGGTACGAATGTTGGACAAAATGGTGCGGCGAGTGCATGGGCTGGTGCTGGTCGATATGCTTACCAAATCAACGACACAGTTGTTGGTTATTTCTCCGCAAAAACTAGAGCTGAATTTACCTGCAACTATTACTACAACGGCTCTTTAGATAAATATATCCAAAATGGATACGCAGGTCTGTACTTGATTGACAGTACAACTGGAAACCACACTTGGTATACCGCACCAAATAATACTTCTGGTGCTAATGCAACAATGACCACCACCCAAGCAATGACCCTTAACGCCAATGGCGCATTGGCTTTGCTAGGTGCATCAACATCAGCTACAGGTATCGGCATCACCTTCCCCGCAACTCAATCAGCATCATCTGACGCAAGCACGCTGGATGATTATGAGGAGGGGACTTGGACTCCTACATTGGGTGGAACCAGCACGTACACCATTCAAGCTGGAACTTATGTAAAAGTCGGAAAAATGGTTACTGTGTGGTTTGATTTTGCCGTAGCCGCAATGGGTACTGGTCGCACCAACGGCTCAATTACTGGCTTACCTTTTTCTTCAAGGGTTTCTTCTTATCCACAAGGAATGGGGGGTTGTATAGGGTACTTTGCTCTTTTAGGTTTAAATGTTTATGCTGTTTTTGCTAGAACTGATAACAACTCATCAACTATTCAAATATCTTGTTCAACAGCCGCCGCAACTACTGTTAATGATGGGCCAAACATATTTGTAGCAAGTAGCCGAATTACAGGCACTATGACTTATGAAGCAAATGCTTAATTAAAACAGTTTGACTATACACAAAGGAGCACACCATGTCACTCACCAAAACCACCGCTGTCGATCAAATCACCGTCACTGAGAACGGCATCGTGCTGTACCGTGAAGCTACACGCATCATGGAAGATGGCAATAAATTGAGCGAAACCTACCATCGCTCTAGCCTCACTCCGGGCCAAGACTTGACGGGAATCCCTGCCAATGTTGCGGCAATCTGCAATGTGGCTTGGACTGCTGAAGTCATTGCGGCGTATCAGGCTCAAGTGGCGGCACAATCACAAGGAGCATAACCATGGCGATCACGCTAGACGGAACCACTGGGATCACCACCCCAGGACTTACAAACACAGGCTCAACGACCATTGTTGCCCTGACCACCACAGGCAACACCATCCTTGGGGATGCCAGCACAGACACGCTCAATGTGGGCAACGGCAATCTGGTGACTGATGCAAGCGGGAATGTGGGTGTGGGTGTTACGCCTAGTGCTTGGGCAACCTATAAAGCAATTGATGTTTTAGGCTATGCCAGCTTTTCAAGCTACAACGGCAATGAAGCTGATATGTCAACCAATGCGTATTACAACGCAGGATGGAAATATAAAAACACTGCGGCGGCAACTTTATATCAGCAAGATGCTGGTGTTCATCGTTGGCAATATGCTACTTCGGGTACGGCAGGAAATGCTATTACTTGGACTCAAGCAATGACCCTTGATGCGTCTGGAAATATGTTTTTGGGTGCCACAAGCGCAAGCATGGGTACGCCTAGATTTTTTGCAACGGGATCAAGAGCAAATGATGGTGTCGTAAACTTTCAAAACACCACCAACACAAGTGATGTAAATCACGGCGTTATTAACATAATTAATTCTGCTACTGGTGCGACTGGTAATGATGCCCGTGTCATGTTTTCATTCAGACAAGTTGGAGCGACTACGGGTCTTGACCCAATGGCTAGTATGGGGGCAGTCAAAGAAGCTGGAGATATGGCGGCGGCTTTGCAATTTAATACTCGATCTGCCAGTGGTTCATATTCTGAAAAAGCCCGTATCGACGCCAGCGGTAACTTGTGCGTTGGAAATACAAACACTGCCCCCGGTTCTGGAAACACTGTAACTGGGTGTACGCTTAATGGGGGTTTGGGTATTGGTTATTTTAGTCGCTCAAACGATTCATCTTTAATCATAAATACCAACGCTAATGGTAAAGTGTCTCGCATTTACCGTTCTGGAAGTGAAGTTGGAGACATTACTGTTACGACTACAACTACATCATTTAATTCAACATCAGATTACCGCTTAAAAACTGTTGTTGGCGCAGTATCTGATTCTGGCTCTCGCATTGATGCACTTGAGCCTATTGAGTACACATGGAACTCAACTGGTTTACGCACCCGTGGTTTTTTGGCGCACAAGTTTCAAGAAGTTTATGCAAATAGCGTAAACGGCACAAAAGACGCTATTGATGCAAATGGAAATCCAGAATACCAATCAATGCAGGCAGGAAGTTCTGAAGTTATTGCAGACCTTGTTGCTGAAATTCAATCCCTTCGTAAACGCCTTGCGGCACTGGAGTCAGCATGATTAAACTGGAACTGCCAATTGACGCTGTAAACATGATCCTTGGGGCTTTGGGGGAACTTCCATCCAAGACCAATGCAATGGCCCTGATGTTGCTCATCAAAGAGCAGGCCGACCCCCAAGTGCCCAAAGAAGAACCCATAGCTGAAACTGTGCAATGATCTTTGGAGCAGCGGCATTTGCTCAAGCACCGTTCGCTGCGGCGGCGGGGAACTTCTTCGCTTGTGAAGTTGCTGAAACTGCCACTGCCACCGACTCCATAGAGGCTCTCGCCACCTTTGCCACCAACTTTGCCGATACTGCAACAGCCACGGACGCTACGGCGTCCAGCTTCCAAATCAACTCATCGGTCAGTGAAACCTCAACCGCAACGGACAGTACGGCCTCCCTTGTAACGGTCAACGCTGCGGTCGATGAAACAGCCACGGCAACGGACACCACTGCTTCCACCGCCACATTTGGCACGGCTGTCAGCGAAACCGCCACAGCCACAGACAACATATCCAGCTTGCCAACCTACGCCGTGTCCACCTCCGACACTGCCTCGGCCTCTGATGCCACTGAAGCTGGCGCTGTGTTCACCCCGCAAATCAACGAGACAGCCACGGCAACGGATGCCACTTCGTCCATATTCATATTCCTCTGCGCGGTAGATGAGACCTCAACTGCCACAGACACGCCGTCATCAAAAACCACGTTCCCAACCGCAGTCAGCGAAGCCACATCCGCTGCCGACACTACTGCATCCAAACACACAGCCATTTGCTCTGTCAGCGAGTCCGTCACTGCCACCGACACAGTAACCACAGCCGCCACAGTCTTGGCGTCCGTTCAGGAATCCGTCACTGCGGCTGATGCTTTTGTGCGCCGACTGCTCTGGGAGCCGATAGATGACGATCAGTCTCCAGGCTGGACAAGCATCCCTGCAACGGTGACAATCAGCGATGTAGCCACATTTGGTAGTTTGGTGTTTGGGGATGTGTCTATAGCGGGTCAATTCAACGAGACCTGGGCACCTGACAACTCCCAGTGGACTCAAATCAATGACACGCAAACCCCCACATGGACAGAAGTTGTTCAATAAGGAAAACCAATGAGTACGTATTCATCAAGTCTTCGGATAGAACTTCCCAGTGATGGCACCCAGGCGGGTACGTGGGGAGACACGACCAACAGTAATCTGGCATACATCCTAGACACATCCGTTGCCGGGTACCAGACGGTCAGTGTCACTGCCGCCAGCCAAGCCCTGACATTTACCAACGGCCCAACGTCCACGGCAGCAAGCAATCAAGCTGTGTATGCCATGTTGCGGTTCACCACCACGACTGGGGCAGCTTTTGCTGTCTATGCGCCGCCAAACTCCAAGGCATATATTATTTGGAACAACAGCGGATACTCGTTGACCATCTACAACTCGACTGTGATTGGCAATACCACAGCAGCGGGTACTGGGGTTACGGTTACCAATGGCTCCAAAATCATGGTCTGGTCTGATGCAACCAATTTCTATGAACTGCAAGCAGCCAATCTGACAGGTACTTTGGCCGTTGCCAATGGTGGTACGGGCGCAACCACAGCAGCCAGCGCAAGAACAAACTTAGGGTTAACCATTGGTACGGATGTTCCAGCCCCCACCGGTACGGGCGCATCTGGTACTTGGGGCATTTCTATCTCTGGCAACGCTGCCACGGCCACGAACGGACTGACTACAGGCAATTACAACAGCTATGCACCTACGCTGACAGGCACGGGGGCGTCGGGTACTTGGGGTATTAGCATTTCTGGCAACGCTGCCACTGCCACAAACGGTTTAACTACAGGTAACTACAACAGCTACGCGCCTACGCTGACAGGCACAGGTGCGTCGGGTACATGGGGCATTTCTATTTCTGGCAACGCTGCCACCGCCACAAGTGCAACTTCGGCTACAAACGCCACCAATGCAACAAACGCAACCAATTCAACTTATGCCACAAACCCGGCATCTGGTGGGTCTTTCATAACTTCCAGCAACATTGCTTCCCAGTCTGTTGCCTCTGCTACAAACGCCACCAATGCAACAAACGCCACAAACGCTACGAACGCTACCAACTCAACCTATGCTACAAATCCAGCTTCGGGCGGGTCTTTCATAACTTCCAGCAACATTGCTTCACAGTCCGTTGCTTTTGCTACAAACGCCACCAATGCAACAAATGCTACCAATGCAACAAGTGCTACTAACGCAACAAGTGCAACCACTGCCACAACTGCCACAGCCCTTACCACGGCTTCAGGCTCAGCCCCTTCATACTCCGCCAGAGCGTGGATTATGTATGACGATACTGGCGCTTCACCCACAATTACAGCCAGCGCTAATGTGAGCAGTATTACGGACGGGGGGGCTGCAATAGTTACTATTAACTTTTCAACAGCCATGCCAGACGCCAATTATGTTGTTCTAGGTTGCGCCAGTGATGACAATGCGGCAAATCGTGGGGTCAATGTTTTTGGAACACCCGCAGCAAATCAGTTGGCAGGTAGTGTAAAAATTACCACTTACACCCCATTTTCAGGGGCAAGCCCAGCAACGGGCACATACGTTGCAATAATCCGATAAAAGGACGCATCATGACAAAACACATTATTTACCCAACAGATGAAGGCGGCGTGGCTGTAGTCACTCCCACGCCTGAGTGGTTGTCCCACGCAGGAAACACAATAGAAGCGCTTGCGGCCAAAGACGTTCCTGCGGGCAAACCCTTTAAGATAATTAATGTGGCAGACCTACCTACTGACCGTACATTTCGGGACGCATGGGAGTATCAAGCATGAGCATAGTAATCAACATTACGAAAGCAAAAGCCATTGCGCACGGGCTACGCCGAAACGCCCGTGAAAAAGAATTTAAGCCCTATGACGAGATCATAATGAAGCAAATTCCAGGCAACGACTACGTTGCAGCAGAAGCGCGGCGTCAAGAATTAAGAGAAAAATACGAGGCGATGCAGATGGCTATTGATACTGCTACAACCATTGACAAAATTAAAACAGCTTTGGGGTAACAAATTGATCCCATCACGGCATTCGCACTTTGCAAGGGAGCCTATGAAGGCATAAAGGGGTGCGTTGCCGTTTATCAAGACCTGAAGAAGACAGGCAATGATCTGACAAAGATCACCACGGAAGTGGGTGGGGCGCTCTCAAAGTTTTTCAAAGGCCACGCAGAGCTTGAAGCCAGCCACGAAAAAGCAGAAGTACAACGGGAAGACAACCAGAAAAAGGGGATTAAAGACGACCTTGCCACACAAGCCATAGACAATGTGATGTATCTGCGGCAGACCAAGCAGTTTTACGCCGACCTTGAGAAAATGGTGCGCTGGGAGATGGGAATGCCTGATATGTGGCGTGACATCGTAGAAGAGTACCAGCGGCTCTTGGATCAGAAATCGGAACAAGCGGCTCGTGAACTGTACGAAAAGCGGGTGAAAGCATGGCGGCGACAAAGGTTAAAAAATCAGATACTGGACAGGGTGCTGGAAACGGTGGTGGTGGTTTTCGTAATCGGATACCTGATATGCCTAATGTGGATAATCAGTCTTCATCATCGGGGTCGTTTGGATACCTTTTTGTCCTGACACTGTTCGCACTGGTCTTTGTGCTGATGATCCCTCTGGTGGGGATGCTATATGTGGATACCATGGTTGTGAAACGGGAGGCCCGAGCGCAGATGGAAAAAACCGAAAAACTGCGCAAGCAGATTGAAGACGAAAGGAAAAAAGATGACGGAAAAACTGGAAGCCAAATCGGCCCTCATTGAAAAAACGGCTTTTGCCCTTTTGCCCATTCTGTTCACCTGTGTCGTGTACCTGATGAATGCCCTCTCCACCCTGGCGCATGAGGTGACCATCCTGAACAACAAGATCAGTCTGGTGGTGACCTCAGACAATAAGCAGGCCAGCAACACTGGAGCGGAGCTTGCCCGCGAGAAATTGCGCCAAGACTTGGAAAAAGAAGTGCAAAAAAACCGGGATGACATTCAAGTCAACCGGATGCACATCGCCATTCTTGAAGAAAAAATTGGTGTCACTCAACGCATAAAAGGAAAATAATGCTCACTCTATTCTCATCCCTCATCAGCTTCCTGATGGGCGGACTCCCAAAAATCCTTGAGTTCTTCCAAGACCGGGCCGACAAGAAGCATGAGTTGGCGCTTGCCGCCATGCAGACAGAGCGGGAACTGACGCTAAAGAAAGCTGGCCTGGAGGCACAGGAACGCATTGAGCATATCCAGACCGAGCAGATTCAGATCAACGCAGAGGTCACCAATGCTCAGACCGCAATGCAGGAGCGCCAAGCCCTGTATGCACACGATATAGCCTTGGGCCAAGGGGCCAGCACTTGGGTTATCAATATGCGTGCGGCCACCAGAAGCGTCATCACTTACGGCATGTTTGTGATGTTCATGTTTGTTGAGATTTTTGGCTTCTATTACGCTTGGCATACAAATGTGGCCTTTGATGTGGCGATCAACCAGCTTTGGGATGATGAAACACAAATCATCTGGAGTTGTATCGTGAGCTTCTGGTTTGGCGGTCAGGCGTTTAAATCAAAATGAACGTCAGCCCAGAGGCCATCAAGGTCATCTGCCACCATGAGGGCATTCGGTATAAACCCTACCGCTGCCCGGCAAAGCTCTGGACTGTGGGCGTGGGCCACGTTTTGTACCCCGAACAAGGCAAGCTAAAAATTGAAGACCGGGATGGATTTGCCCTGCGCCCGGAAGACAACAGACAATTCACCAAGGAAGAAGTAGATGGGATTCTCAGGTTTGATCTTGCAAGGTTCGAGCGTGGAGTTGTTCAGTTTTGCCCCGTTCCTCTTACACAAGGCATGTATGATGGCCTTGTTAGCTTTAGTTTTAATGTCGGTCTTGGAACACTCCAGCGTTCAACGCTTCGTCAAAAGCTGCTTCGGGGCGATAAAGCGGGCGCTGCGGAAGAACTCTTGAAGTATTGCATGGCTGGTGGGAAAATACTCAAAGGGCTGCAAAACCGTCGGATTGACGAACGCGCCATGTTCTTGTCATAGGAATCGAAATGCCCTTACAGAAACTTGCATTCAGGCCGGGAACCAACCGAGAAAGCACCAACTACGCCAATGAAGGCGGTTGGTATCAAACCAACAAGGTGCGCTTTCGTTCGGGCCAACCAGAGAAAATTGGCGGCTGGGATAGAGATGCGGGGGCTTTGTCTACTGATGTTGCCGGAGTAAGCACTGCAATTGTTTATCCCACCACAGGCGTGTTGTGGGGTGTTGTGCGTTCCATGTGGAACTGGATAACGTTGTCTAGCTTTAACTTGCTGGCTCTTGGCTCCAGTCTTAAATACTATATACAGAGTAGCCCTGGTGGCAACTTCTTTGATGTGACGCCTATACGGGCTACTTCGGGGGTGGGTGGGGCTACATTTGCGGCAACCACAGGGTCATCGACCATCACAGTAACTGACGCAGGGCACGGCGCTCAGACTGGGGACTTTGTAACTTTCAGTGGAGCAGTGAGTCTTGGTGGCAACGTAACCGCGCTTATTCTCAATGCTGAATTTCAAATCACATATCTCTCTTCAAGCACATACAGCATTACGGTATCTGTTGTAGCTACAGCAGGAGATTCAGGAAATGGCGGGGGCTCGGTGTTAGCCACGTATCAAGCCACGACTGGGGGTGCTACGTACACGTTTGGTACGGGTTGGGGCGCTGGTGGGTGGGGCGGCTCTAATGGACCGTCAGTTACAACAACACTAACAGGCGCATTGGCTACTGTTGGTAACAGCATACTCTCTGCATCAATAAGCAGTTCTGTTACCACGATAGGCGTTGCCAGTACGGCAACTCTTGCGGCTTCGGGTAGTGTCTTAATTGACAGCGAGATCATTTCTTACACAGGGGTAACCGCTACAACTTTGACGGGCTGTACACGGGGGGCAAGCGCTACTGTTGCCGCTTCGCATCCTTCGGCTACGGGCGTTATCCAGTACTCCACAGTAACAATCAACGTCACATCCACAACAGGCTTCTCTGCTTCTGGTACTTTTAGTGTCACTGGAGAAGTGATTTCTTACACTGGGGTAACTGCTACAACCTTTACCGGGTGTGTACGCGGGTACGCAGGGTTTGTAACGACACACGCTATTGCAGACAGTGTTCGTCAGTATGCAGCTTCTGCCACCGGGTGGGGAGTTGCGGCTACAACAGGAATTGGAATTCAGCTACGAACATGGAGCCAGTCAAACTTTGGTGAAGACCTTGTGTTTAATGCGCGTGGCGGTCCCTTGTACTACTGGGAAGTTAACAACAATCCCAATATTTTTGATCGGGGTGTGATAGTTCTTGCAGGTACGGGAGGGGTAGATGCTACGTGCCCATCTCTTGTCAACTACGTACTGGTATCCGACGCATCTAGGTTTGTTATTGCTTTTGGCGCGAATGATCCAACTGGGGTGTATGCCACCGTTGCGCTTGATCCCATGCAAATTCGTTGGTCAAACCAAGAAGATTACAAAACCTGGACGCCTGCTATTACCAACCAAGCAGGGGATTACAGGCTTAGTCGTGGGTCTGCAATTATCACGGCCCAACAAACTCGACAAGAGATTTTGGTGTTTACTGATGCGGCAATTTACTCCATGCAATATATTGGCCCACCCTACGTGTGGAGCTTCCAGATATTGGGTGACAACATTTCCATTGCTGGCCCCAATGCTGTGGCAACCGCTACCAACATCACGTACTGGATGGGGTTAGACCAGTTCTACCAATACTCTGGTCGAGTAGATATTTTGCCATCTACGCTGCGTGAATATGTATTTACCGACATCAACAGAACACAGTCTTTTCAGTTTGTGGCTGGAACCAATGAAGGCTACAACGAGGTCTGGTGGCAGTACTGCTCAACCAACTCCACCGTAATTGATCGGTATGTGATCTACAACTACAAAGACAATGTTTGGTATTACGGTGACTGGACAAACTACACGGGCACAGCTTACCAAGGGCGTACAGCATGGCTTGATAGTCCGTTGCGGTATTCTCCAATGGCGGTTGCCTATGGGTCTGCTGGCGGAAGTGAAAATGGTTTGTTGGTTTACCACGAAGACGGTGTAGATGACGGCACGGTTAATCCGCCTGTCCCAATTGTGGCCAATGTGCAGTCATCCGACTTTGACATTGGGGATGGCAACAACTTTGGGTTTGTGTGGCGCTTGATTCCTGATCTGACGTTTGACGGCTCTAACGTTAACCAGCCGACTGCGTATTTCACGGCACTTCCAAGAACTTTTCCTGGCGCGGCGTATGGGAACTCAAACGATCCGGCGGTGACCAGCACCCAGAACTACCAGAACCAGATCACGTACAACATACAGCAGTTCACTCAGCAGGTCTATGTACGGATTCGTGGACGGCAGATGGCGTTTAAAGTCAGTTCTGGCACTGCCGGATCAACGACAGACGGCTTGGGGGTGCAGTGGCAACTGGGCGCTCCTCGTATTGACATTCGTCCTGATGGGAGGAGATAACATGGGCTTTAAAACCGTTACCCCACCGCGCCTGCCCTCGGCTCCAACTGAGTACAACGCTCAGTATCAAGAGCAATTTATGAATATCTTGCGGCTGTACTTTAACCAGATAAACGCCCCGCTGCCTGCAATATTTGCGTCTGCCGGAGTAGGGACTACCGGGGTGGTGGCGGGTTTAACTTTTGCCCAACCAAGTTCTACTACATCTGGACAGTTCGTTATCAGCTTACCCACGCAAGCCGACTTTGCCAACCTGCGTTCTGGTGACATTTACTACGATACTTCGGGCGGTGTGGCAACCAGCTACCCTTTGCGGATAAAAGCCTGACATGATACGATCAACCAACCCCCCATTTACGAGGCAAAAATGAGCCTTCAACAAGCCGCACAACATCTCGCCGCCCAAGGGCGAGGCAAAGACACGACCTTGGTCCACATGACCCCCAACGAGGTTCGTGGGCTGCAACAAATTGCTATGGCCGCTGGGGGGTCTTTGACCATTAACCCTTCTACGGGTTTACCCGAAGCTGGGTTTCTTGAAGACATGTTGCCCATGATTATTGGCGGTGGCTTGGCGGTTGCTACAGGCGGAACTTCGCTTGCTTTAACCCCCGGAATGATTGGCCTTGGGGTTGGTGGTATTCAAGCTTTGCGTACTGGCAACTTGATGGATGGCGTTAAAGCAGGTTTAGGTGCTTATGGCGGCGCGGGGCTGGGCGCAGGGATGCTTGGTTTAGGTACTCAAGAATTGGGCACTCAAGCGGCACTTTCTGGCGGGAACGCCGCCCAAGCAGTTACCACGGCACAAGCAAGTCCGTTTGCCACTGCTGGTAAAGGCTTGGAGACTATGTTTGGCGGTGGTAACACCGCAGCGGGTGCTTCTGGTTTAAGTGCCGGAGTTGATGCTATGGGCGGTATTTCGGGTCTTGCCAAGTCTGGGTTGGCAGGGTTAGCCCCCATGATGATGCACGAATCAGAAGCCCCACCCCCTGTAACCCCCGACAAAGATATGGGTCAGCGGTATTCCTACAGCGCAGGGCCGACTACGCCGTTCCCGCAGCCCAACGTACCACGGGCTGGGTCTCCAGAGCAGTTCCAAAGCTTTGGCAGAGAGCAACGCTACTTCACTCCGGGCTACACCAAAATTGGTGCAGACCAAGCCAAATCGTTATACGGGTTTGCCGAAGGTGGAGAAACCACAATTAAATACGATCCGGGCAAACAACAGTACGAGGCCATCAAACAAGGTCAGAGTCGTAGCCCAACCACTCAGGAATTGGTAGACGCCGGAAATGGCGGCGGTGGCGGTGGCGGTGGTGGCGGTGGTAGTTCTACTGGCTCTTCTAGTTCTTCTAGTTCTTCTGGCTATGGAGATTTTGGCATGGGCGCAATTGGCGCAGGCCAAGCCCTGTCGGGTTACGGTTCCATGTTGGGTGGTTTGGCTCCTGGCGGTATGTTGGCGGGTTTGATCGGTGCTGGGATGCTGGCTCATGGTATTGGGCAATTGGGGGAAGCGGAAGGCGCGGCAGCAACTATGGGCGGTGTTGCCGATAGCAGTGGAAGTTATGGCGGCAGTGCTGCTGGCGATGCGGCCATAGGTGGTTGGGGCGGTGGTGAGGGTGGCGCTGAAGGCGGTGGCGATGCTGGCGGTGGAGGCGGTGGAGGCGGCGATGCTGGCGGTGGCGGGGAGGCTCATGGTGGTTTGATGCACGCCTATGCTGCCGGTGGCGGATATAACCTCGGCGATTACTCCGATGGTGGCCGACTGCTTCGTGGCCCCGGAGATGGCGTGTCTGACTCTATTCCTGCCACAATCGGTAAAAAACAACCTGCTCGTTTAGCCGACGGTGAATTTGTGGTGCCTGCACGTATCGTGTCCGAGTTGGGCAATGGCTCGACCGAAGCAGGTGCGCGTAAGTTGTACGCAATGATGAATAGAGTTCAATCGGCCCGTGGCAAAACTGTGGGCAATGGCAAGGTTGCCAAAAACAGCCGAGCCGAACGCTTTTTGCCAGCATGAAAATTGAAGCCGTAGATACTGGGCACGTCCATCAGGTTTGGCCGATGGTTGAGGGCTTTATTGACTCTGCGCTCAAGTTTTCCAAAGGGGACTACGATACCCAAGCTGCTAAAGTACTTGTATCTACCGGCCAATGGTCGTTGCTTGTTGCCGTAAATGACGAAGGCGTACAAGGCGCGGCAACCGTATCTTTTTATAACCGCCCGAATGATCGGGTTGCTTTCATCACTGCTATTGGCGGCAAACTAATCAGCAGCCCAGAAACTTTTGCGCAATTGAAACAAGTTTTGTCCCGATATGGGGCAACTTGTATTGAAGGCGCAGCCCGTGATTCGATTGCTCGTCTGTGGACACGCTACGGGTTTTCGGAAAAATACAAAATTGTTGGGGTCAGCATATGAACTACTCTCGTCGTCAGCTTTATGCAGTAGGTGAACTTTTGGGCGAGTGCGTAACTCGCAAAGAAGGTGGTCGTGTCATTTACGGCGGTGGCGGTTCTGGCGGTGGTGGCGGCACTCCTTCACAAACAACTCAAATTACTGAATTGCCTGAGTGGGCACGGGGGTACGCCAAAGACACGCTAGCCAAAACATCAGCGTTGACGGACATTAACCAGAATCCATATAAAACCTACGATGCAAACCGCATTGCTGGGTTCTCTCCGTTGCAGCAACAAGCCATGACACAAGCCGGAAACATGGGTACTGCTCCTCAGTTGGATACCGCCTCTGGGTTGGCTGGGTTGGCTGGCCAACGGGCTATGGGGACGAGCTATAACGCGGGACGGTTTGGTAATCAATTTCAAGCACCTGCTGCCTATCAGGCTGGGCAATTCAACGCCCAACAAGTCAATGCACCTGGACTACAAGATTATCAGATGCAAGGGCCGTCAGATGTAAATGCGCCTGGGCTACAACAATATAAGATGGACCCAGCCCAACAAGTAGGCACGCAAGACTACACAGGCTCAAACGTCAGCCAGTACATGAACCCCTACATGCAGAATGTGGTGGATATTCAGCAGCGCGAAGCCCAACGCCAAGCCGACATTGCTGGAACTCAACGTGGTGCCCAGGCAGCTAGGTCAGGGGCATTTGGCGGTTCTCGTGCGGCCATTATGGATGCAGAAGCTGCACGTAACTTGGCTACCCAAAAGGGCGACATTCAAGCATCCGGGCAGAACGCCGCGTTTCAAAACGCTCAGCAGCAATTCAACGCCCAGCAACAGGCCAATCTGCAAGCGCAGCAAGCTAACCAAGGCGCGGGCCTTACGGTTGGACAACAGAATCTTGGCGCTCAATTGGGCATACAACAACTGGGCGCAGGGCAAAATCTTCAGTCTCAGCTTGCTAATCAGCAGATGGGCTACAACGTACGCCAGCAAAATCTTGGTGCGCAGTTACAAACTCAACAACTTGGCGCTGGGCAAAACCTCCAGGCACAGTTGGCCAATCAACAGCAAGGCATGGCCGCGCAACAATTGGGGGAACAGTCTCGGCAGTTTGGCGCTGGTCAAGGCATGACTGCTGCTCAGCAACGCGCACAGTATGGGCTATCAGGCCAACAACTTGGCGAACAATCTCGTCAGTACGGCGCTGGTCTGGGTATGCAAGGCTTGCAAACCGGCTTGCAAGCTGCGGGGCAGTTGGGGCAATTGGGTGGCCAACAGTTTGCCCAAGGTATGGATATCAACAAGCTGCAAAATGCTTACGGCACACAACAGCAAGCGTTGGAACAGCAGGGTTTGAGTCAGTCGTATCAAGACTTCTTGAATCAGCAGAACTACCCGTACAAACAGTTGGGCTTCATGTCTGACATTTTGCGCGGTACGCCTACGGGTTCGTCGTCTGTTACACAGATGTACCAAGCTCAGCCCGGTGGGTTGCAGCAGTTGGCGGGTTTAGGTATGGGCGCTTATGGCGTTAGCCAGTTGATGAAGGCTGACGGCGGTTTTGTGCATGAGTATGCTGATGGTGGCTCGGTCACAAGTGATTACAACACCGCCGACATCATTGACAAACTGAGCGATCAGCAATTGCAAGCAGCCCGGCAAAATGCGCAGGCCCGCAAAGACATGGGCACGCTTGAACTCATCGACGAGGAACTAGCACAAAGGGCTTCCGATCGTGGCGGCATGTCTGCTGCGTTTAACCAGCTTCCCCCCAATGCGCAAGAGAATATGTACAAGGCTGCAAACGGCGGTATCGTAGCCTTTGCTGGTGGTGGGTCTTATGGGAAACAGGCTCAAGAAGCCATTTCTGGTCTGAGTGGAATGTCGCTTACTACTCCAACGCCCGAAGAATACGAACAAGGCGTGAACGCCCGTATGCCGTTCATTGAGAAAATGTATGGCGCAGATACTTTGGCCCCGTATTTGGCTGAGACTAAAGCTGAACGGGAGAAGTTAAGGAGCGGTAAAGACGTAGATGAAGCCAAAGGTCTCGGCGCGTTGTTGGCTGCGGCCAAGATGATTAGCGCCCCCAACATATACCAAGGCGCTGGAGGCGCAATTGAAGCGTTTACTGGCGAAGTTGCCCGAGTCAAGAAAGACAACAAAGAGGCTGAGCGTTTGTTGCGTTCTTCTGAGATTCAATTGGCTACTGCCGCACAAGCCCGTAAAGAAGGCATGACTAGCAAAGCTATGTCGTTGCAAGACAAGGCCGAAACCAAAGAAATGGAAGCCCAAAAACTTAGAGTCGGCGTGCAAGAAAAGACCGCTCAATTGCTGGGTGGTCTGGCTCAATCTGAAATGACTGCTCAAAGCCATTTGCAAGCTGCGGGTATCTCTGCAAACAAACCCACGGACTTAGCTCGTCAAACGGACATTGTGTATCAAGGGATGCTCGAAGCTGGAGCACCTGCTAACAAACAGACGCTGGCCAAAGCTGCTGCTCAAGCCGCAAGTGATCTTGGTCGGTATCCAGGTGAAGCTCGTGCTGCCGCTGCGCAAGAAGGGCAGAAAGCAAAAGATAGAAAAGCAGCCATAGAGGCATGGAATGATAATAAACTATCAGATAAAGAGTACAAAAATTTAAAGAAAGCCGACCCGGATCGGGCCGAAGCGTATCGAGATGCGTGGATTGAGCGGGAGATGGGCGTCGGTAAACCTGCCCCCCAAGGAGCCCCAACGCCAACACCAGCGCCAGTACGGGGAGCGCCTGCAACGCAAAGCGGTCCAAAACCGGGTACAGTACAACAGGGGTATCGTTATAAAGGCGGCGACCCTGCAAATCCATCAAGCTGGGAAAAGGTATAAAGTATGGCAACCGGACCTTGGGACGCATACAAATCAGACGCATCCCAAGGGCCTTGGGCGCAATACGCCGCTCAGCCAGAACCTGTTTCTGAAGGCCCTTGGACCCAGTATGCTGTTGCGCCTAAAGTAGAGGCCGAGGAAAAGCCGCAAGCAACCACATCAAACCCGTTTATGGGAATGATTGGTCGTACCGCATCTTTGACTGGTGCAGGTGTTGGGGCCGTGGCAGAAGTTGCCGAGCGAATTGGTGATAAGTTGGAATTGGCTGTGCCGCTGTCCGGTATCAGTGAAGAAGACATAAAGAACAAGAAGCAGCTTCAACCCCTGTTTGATTGGGCTAAATCGCTTAAAGATTTTGACGAGAGTATCGGCTATCAACCTAGCACGCAACTTAAAGAGTTGGGTAGCAACCCCCTCAAGGCTGTACCGTTCATTGCCGAGCGCGTGCTGACTTCTTCTCCAGATATGGTGGCAGCGGCAGGGGTTTTCCCTGCTTATATCATGGCGCGTACCAAAGAAATTTTGGACGAGCGCGTTAAAAATGACGAGAAGACGCTTGATGACGCCACTGTCGGAGACGTAATTGCTGCGGCTACTGCCGCTATTGTAGAAGGCACGTTTGAACGCTTTGCCACCAAAGGACTTTTAAAACCCACTGTTGGTAAAACGGGCGCTGGGCGCATTGGAAAAGAGACAGCTATTCAAGCTGGTACTGAGGCTTTGGAAGAAGAAGCGGCGTACCTTGGTGAAGCTGCGGGGACCAAGAAAGGTCTCAGCGCAGAAGAGGCGTTGAATCGTGGCTTGGAAGCTGCGATCGTTGGTGGTGGTCTTGGCGCTGGCGTGCAGGGCACAAAAGAATATCTCAACCGCAAACCCGAAGCTGCCTCAGAGGCACCTGCACAAACAGTTGCCGGACAACCAACGACTGCCCCTACCGTAGAAGAAGCTGCTGCTGCGCCAACGCCCGGTGTGCCACAAATTGATCCTGCGCGTGTGGAGCAATTAAAAACCACATTTACGGATATGGGGCTGACGCCCGCCGAGGCTGAAATCAAAGCCGTGGAAGCGGCTACTTTAGAGGCAGAAGATGATGCGGCTTACGAAAGAACAGCGCAAGGAGCAGAAAATGTTGCAGGAACTGACACTACAGCAGGTGGAGCAGGCGCTCCAGTGGTTGGACAGCCCGGTGCAGTCAGCGCCCCCGCAGGAGTTGGAGCAGTTGAGCCAAGTGGAGTGGTACCTGTTGGACAAAATGTTGCAGCAACTCCTGCTGGAGAAGCGGTTCAGCAGCCTGCATTAACACTTGATGAACGGGTTGCTTTAGACGAAGCCGAGCAAGCCAAGTCTGAAGCAAAACGCGCTGAAGCCCAGCAAGTTGCAAAAACTAATTTTGACGCTGCTCTTGACCAAGTAAACAGTCCTGAGTACAACGGGGATGTCAATGCGGCTCTTGACTCCTACCGCCAAAACACAATTGACACGCTTGTGGATAATGGGGAGACCGATCAGTTTGTAATTCGCCAAGCTGAAGATACGTTTGATCGTCTAGCCACAGAATACAAAACCAAACAAACCCCCGCAACTGAAACCGCAGAAGGCATCCCGCCTGTTGAAGAGCAAGCTGCACTGCAAGAAGAACTTGCCGCAGAACAAGCCAAGACGGACGTTGACCACGCCGAGGAAGCCCCCATCCCTGATTCAGTTGCCAACGTGATTGGCGATCTGGCTGACCTTGCGCCTGAGATCGAGGCCGAGACCCAAGCTGAAACTGAAGCTGCGCCTAAAGGCAAACGCGGGCCGAAGGGCGCTCGGCTAACACCAGAGCAAAGGGCCGCGTCAGATCAAAGGCGTGAGCAACAGCGCAAAGATTGGAAGTCCAACAGCAAAGCAGTAGATGCTGCGGATGCGGCACTTAATAATGCACTGACACCCTTGGACCCCAGCGGCTACGACAGTCTTGAGGCCGCGCAAGAAGCGGTTGAGAGCCAACGAATTGGCAAAATTCAAGCAATCAAATCATTGTTGTTGTTGGGGCGCGTGCTTAAAGGTACGCAGCTAGGCGCTAGAGTTGATGCGTTGCTTAAAAATCCGGCAATCACTGCCAGGGAACTTGCTGATATCAAAACAGGCATTGCTGCCCAAGTATCCAAGTCTGCTGCTCAAGTCAAAACGGGTCGGGCCGATACCAGATTCAACAAGATGACCACTGGCCAGCAAGCGTTGCGGCACGTCATCAAAACAGGTAATCCATTCCAAAAGTTTTTGGCCCAGCGCCTGCTGCCGTTTGTCAAAGACGTTCGCTTCCAAGTCATCGAGGAGGATGCTCCTCTGCCCCCGCAAATTACTGAGGGCGGCGCTGTTGAAGACTGGGATATGTCTCGTGGGTTGTTTCTGCGTGTTGTCTCTACAGGCGAGCGATTTGTATTTGTCCGGGGCGTGACTGGGGGTCCAAGCCAAGGCATAAACAACGTCACTGTGCTGCACGAGATGCTGCACGCCGCCCTAAACAAGAAAATGGACATGGCGCTTAGTGCGTTGCAATCCGGGTCTATTTTTGAGCGTCGGTCCGATTTGGGTAAGGCTTACAACGCCTTGTTGGATACGATGAACCTGACGGTCAATCGAGTAAATGAAATGCGCGAAGCGGGCACTTTGCCCGACTTCATGGAGGATTTAATCGCCTCCAACATTTTTGGAGACCCCCGCGAGTTTGTTGCGTATGCAATGTCGGACCCCACCTTTCAAAAGTTCCTGATGGACACGCCGGGGGTGTTGAAGCAGTCATTGTTCACTCGCTTCGTCAACAATGTGCGGCAGTTCTTCAACATGGGGCCGATGCACACAAGTGCCCTGTCAGATGTAATCAACCTCACCGACAAGATGCTGACGTCTCGTATGACGCCTTTGATGCAAGCCGAGGTTAAGAACGAACAGTTGACAGCAAAAGAAGCCGAGGTTTCTTCCCAACTCAAGACCAAAAAGAAGAAGGCCAACGCAACGGAAACCAAGATTGAGAAGAGCAATACTGCCGACACGTTCCGTGATCTGGGCACGTTGACCAACCTGCGCAGCATGAACGATTTTGTAAATGTGATGCTGTTGCGGGGCAAAGTTTTTTCAAACGCAGCGTTGCGTCAACTTCTACCTGCGCTGCAAACCAGTGCGGTTGTGCAGTGGGCCGACCGACTCGGTATCAAAGGCATCAAAGAATCTTGGCAGTACCTGGGCGATATGGCTGCGATGCGCAATGAGCGCACCAATGCTCTGTTCCCTATATCTGATAAGCTGGCGAAGCTGCATCGCACATCTATCAAGCAGTTCAAGGCTTTGGCTGACGTGATGCACTATTCCACGCTGTTGTCGCGGGACCCAACCAAGCCGTTCTATCTGCTTGCTGGTACGGGCAAAGACCGTATCTCCATGTCTTTTGCCACTGCTGCCGAGCGTGACACTTACGCAAAAGCCAACGCCCAAAAGTTACAAGACTTGGGCGGCAAACGTGAGTTCACCGATCCTACGTTGGAGCGACTGTGGAAAGGGTTAACCCCCGACGTTAAAAAACTTTATTCGGACGTGCGTGACTTCTACATAAACAACCACGACATGTACCAAGATTTGCTCCAGCAGCAGATCAATACGTCCAAGCTTGACCCCACGGCGCAAAAGAAAGTTATCGCCGAACTCAAGAAGATGTACGAGGACGGCAAGAAGCTGTATCCGTACTTCCCCCTCATGCGTTACGGGCAGTATTGGCTGCGTGTCGGTAAAGGTAAGAACCGTGAGTTCTACATGTTTGAAAGCGAGATCAATCGAGACTTGTTTGCGCAAGAACGGGCAAAGCAGTTAGGTGAAAGCTTAGACGACCTGAAGCAACGCAAAGAAGTGGACGCTGGTAACGACCTGTCGGATGCGCGTAAGAATGACCAAGAACCCAGCAGTATGCTAAAGAAGATGTTTGAGGCCATTGACAACGGCGCGGTAGCGCAATCTGTTACGGACGATCAAGGGAACTTAGTGTCCACAGGTATGTCCAAAATTGACGTTGATCGCCTCAAGGATGAGATTTACCAGATGTACTTGCAGACGTTGCCCGATCGCAATTTCCGCAGGCAGTTCATGCACCGCCAAGGCACGACGGGTTTCACTGGAGACATTGCCCGCAACTTTGCTGTGACGGGTACAAACATGGCCAATCAATTGGCCCGCATCAAGTACGGCCCAAAGATCATGGGGCAGCTTGACCGCGCCAGCGACTCCCTCCAAGGGAATCCAAATAAAGCCAGACTTGGTGAGTTTGTGACTGAGATGCGTATGCGTGCAGAGACGCAGGTGCGCCCTGATCCCGAAGACAGTGCTATGTACGGGGCATCCGCTTTTGTGAACCAATCGGCGTATCTGTGGCTGATGACTTCGGTGAAAACTGCTGTGGCACAGTTAACGGCCATTCCAATTTTTGTTGGCCCAGTGCTCACTTCCAATCACGGATTTAACCCAGCCAAAGTTGCGGCGTCTTTGGGGAAATCTTTGGCCATCTTTGGCTCCACTGGCGTTACACGCACTGCTGCGGACGGCACGTCCACTTACGAGTTTCCATCTATGCTCAACAACCAATTGGTGAAGTTGACTGGGGACGAACAACTTGCGGCTCAGTACATGGCGGACCGAGGGATTAGCGATACCACGTTGGCTTATGACTTGGGTAATCGTAGAGCAAAGCCTACACAAGCAACTCAAGGGGCAGTAGCCCGGACTTGGCGGGTTACAACTAACACCATGACGGCGTTGTTCCATCACACCGAACGCATGGTGCGGGAAGTCACGTTCATGACTTCGTATCGTTTGTATCGAAGTGAAATAAACCCCGACACAAAGAAAAAGTACACCCACGAAGAAGCCCTGCCATTGGCCGAAGCCGAAACATATCAGGCGCTGGGTAACTATCACGCATCAGAGCGTCCTCGTGGCTTGCTTGCTACCGCAGAGCGGAGTGTTTTAATCAACGCTCACAAGCCGCTCGAAAGGGCGCTGTTGCAGTTCAAAATGTTCCCAGCGTTTGTGACCACGTTCTTCCTTCGCAACGCTTACCGCATGGTTGCCGGGCTGGATGCCAAGGACCGGGCGAAGGCTATGACTCAGTTCTTTGGAACAATTGCCATGTCTGGGATGATTGCTGGCTATGCTGGCGTTCCTGGCGCGTCTTTTATGATGGGCGTACTTCAAGCCATGAGCAAGTCAAAAGACGAGGACGAAGAGGACCCCCTTGACGAACGCGATTTGGAATTCTGGTTTCGCAACAAGTGGCTCCCTGAGACTTTTGGCAGCGTGAAGGTTGGCAACCACACTTTGGACGAAATCCTTGACCGTGGGGTGCTCACGGCCATGACTGGCTACGATATCACTGGTAGCTTATCACTCAACAACATGTGGATGCCCGAGGTCAAGGAATCCGCTACTGCAACTGCTGCGATGCAAGAATATCTTATGTCGTTGATGGGGCCGGGCTTTTCACTTGGCTTTAAACAAATACCCCAAGCAATTGATTACTACAACAAGGGTGATATCTTGCGTGGAGTTGAGCAATTGATGCCAGCGTTTGTTCGTGGGGCGTTCACTGCTGAACGGTATGAGCGCGAGGGTGCTACTACTGCGTCAGGTGCAATTATCAAAGATGCCGACGAATTTACCAAGGGTCAACTGTGGGCGCAGCGATTTGGGTTTGCCACCGAAGGGCTTGTGGCCCAGCGCGAAGCAATCTTCCACCTCCAAGGCGAGATTCTCAAAGTTAAACGTGAGCGCACTGAACTGCTTGATCGGCTGGAGCGGGACTTGGACAAAGGTTCGGACGAGGACGTGGAGAAGGTGCTCACCAAGATGGCCAAGTTCAACTCCAGCAATCCTTTCGATGCCATCAAGTACGAGAACATCAAAGCCTCGTTGAAGAAGCAGCTTGAGCGCAAGATGAAGTCTGATCGGGGTATGCCAATCGATAAGAAATACTACCCGCAGGTCATGGAGATTTTGGAACCTTCCACCCGCAAATTGGACCGCGAAGCGCAAGCGGCTCGGCAATAAAAAACCCCCGCACTAAGGCGGGGGAAAGGGAGGAAGGGAGAACCTTCAAGGAGCAAACATCATGTGCTGGCAACTGCATTCCCAGCATCGCCAGTGTAGCTCATACCCGCCACACCCGCAAACCTTTGATGCCCTCTACGATCACAACTTTTGTAACAATACGAATTTTCAGTCGGCCCATAACTTCCTTCACTGCACGTTTTGCTGCCTTGTGGTCAATGCAGGGTACAAAAAAGGAATGGCCGACCCGAAACTTCGCCCAGTTAATCCTGTACGTTACTGTCTCGATCTTCATTCGCGTTTAGCATTACATCCATTTGCAG